TCCCTGAACAATAACAACATGGTAGTAGAGGTTAGAACCGAAGATGTTATCGACAACACCGTATCTTGTAAGCAAGCCTACGCGTGGAGCGAAATCGTTCGGACCAATTGTTCTTTGTACCATGATAGGAATGTAAGGGCAATAGATAATACCAGTGTCATAGAATTCGCTACCCTTGAAACCAAGGAGAGCATACTCAATGCCATTTCCAGTTCCATAACCTACGTTACCGTAGATTGTAGAGTTCTGTACTTCGGAACGGGTATCGCGATATACCGAGAAACGACCACCAACGGAACCTACTTTAGCAACACCTGTTGGTTGTGTAGCAACATCGCCTTGAACAGGTACCCACTGGAATTCAGGGAGCATTTCAAGAATTGCGCATACACGAGGTGTAGCAACAATGAAGTTAGCAGCACCGCGTCTGTTACGAGCAGCGATTCTGTTTGCTTCAATGATAAGTTTTTGATAGAAGTCTCTATTTCTCTCAACGAGCCAGCGACCGTCAGCAGAAGCAGGAGACCAGAACGAATAACCTTGATGTGGACCACCGTTAAGGGCAGCTTGGATCATACGGATAATCATTTCACGGTCGATTTCAGCTTGGATCTCATACGACATAGCGTTAGTGATCTCAGCATCGATATCGATACCGTTCATGTTCTTAAGGTCTTGTTCGAGCTCAACAGACCAGCGCGCGCCGAGACGGCGTGTACCAGCTTCAACTGCTGATTTCTCAAACTTAACTTCTACTTGAGGGATGTTACCAGTGATTTCAAACGCAGACAAGATCTGGGCAACGCCACGATCAGCTGCATTGATATCAAATACACCAGCTGCACCAGAAAGTCTTTGTGAAGACGAACCTGTGAAACGTGTATCTAGGAATTGATAACCAAGTTCTCTGTTAGCAACAGTACCGGTATAACCAGCAGTGACACCAGGAGGGTTACCAGCGCCGCCAACAGTACCAGAAATACCATCAACACCTGTGCCAAGGCCTTCAGAGTTGTAAGTATAACGGAGTGCCATAGCGAGACCTACCGGACCAGACATAGGTTGAACACCTACGATCTCGTTGGAGATTAGCTCAGGAAATGTACGACGAATCATTGGGATAAGAATCTTAGGAAGACGTGAATCACCAGTAGCGTAGTTATCGCCGCTGTTGATTGTACCTGCGACTGGATTGTAGATGCTGCTGTTAGAAGCACCACCACCGAAAGCACCGCCGTTACCAGCAGTGTTCGATTCACACCATTGCTCTTGGTTCTCAAGAAGAATAGCGGTATTCAAACGGGTATTGTCATTGCTAATAGCCTTAACCTCGCTGGACGAAAAATTAAGAACTGGAGCCCACTTCTCAAGAAGTTGCTCTGCTCTGTTTCCGTCGATAAAAGATTGTGTCGGTCTAATTTTCATTTGCTTTGTTTTTTCCTTCAAATAACTCAGGTCTGTAAAGACCTCATTGTTCAGGGTGAAATTATTTATAGCGATTCAAACGCTCAAGTTCTTCCACGTAAGGGTTAAAAGATGTTTCTTTCGAAGTGCTACGAGCACTCTCAGTGATTACAGGTCTATCTGCTTTAACTTTTCTTGTTTCAAAAGCTTGCTCTTTGATAACTTTCAAATGCTCGTCTTCTTGCTTCTTGAAAAGGCGTAGAGTGTAGTCAAAATTCTCCTCGATAAACTTCGGAGTCTTGTCACTAAGAACACGCTTTACATAATCTTTTTGCTTGTCTGAAAGACCAGCAACTTTTTCTTCGAGAATAAGTGCAGCTTTTGTTTTAGAATAGTGCTCTTTAAGAAGAGCATTTTCTTTTTCAAGCTTAGTTACTTTCTCAGAAAGGGTGTCAAGTTGTTGTTTGCCATCAACAACAGCGCTTTGTACAGACTCAGACATAAGAGCTGAGTCAACAGCTAAAACTTTACGTAGATTGTCAAGAACTTTAATAGCAGTTTTGTTCTTGGTAGCTTCCATGATGGCTTGTGCTGGGATAGCCTCATCAATAAACTCTTCGAGGTAGTTGGAGATAGATTCAACAAGAGTAGCTTTAAATGCACTTGCTTCTTGATTTAAAACTCTTTCATAACGCTTAACAACTTTATTAAGTTTGTTGAAGTTGTTACGATCAATTGCTTCTACAACACGTGTAAGCTTAACTGTGTGATCTTTATCAAGCGCTTTAATAAGGGCTTCGAGTTTAGATGCATATAAGTCATCTTGTTTAGCAAGAGCAGCCTCAACTGTAAGGTCTAGCTTCTCGATAAAAGCTTGCTCGATAACTTGAATAGACTCTTCGGATAGAGTCTGTGCAGCATCTTCTGTAAGTAGTGATTTAACTTTCATATATTGTATTAGAATAGAGGCTCATCAAGCGAAGAACTGATTCTATCAGAAATCTTTTTCTCAATGATGTTCACCAAATATTTATTAGCCTGTGCATATTTTTCTGCAGAAAGTGCTTCAATAAACTTAACAATATCGCTAGCTTCTTTCACGACCTTTTTAGATACAACTTTTTTTGCAGTAGCTTTCTTAGCCTTTGCTTTTGTTTTAGGTTTTTTCGTCGCACTATGCTTACCCATATACTAATTATTTATACTATAGTAGAACTTTTCTTTAAAAAATACTTAGATCTTTTTTAAGAAACTTAAGATGCGGTCACGTAAAAACGCATCTCTATCTTTTCTAGGTAGCTTTCTAATAGCAGCTTCAAAATTTTCATAAATTTCTTCGTACTTACCATTTTCAGCTACAACCCATTGCTTAGATTCAAGAATACCATTAACAAAAGCAGATGGAGCGCTTGGATCAGCAACACAGTCAACTGCAACAAGTTTAAGATTTCTTACTGTATTATGACCTTCGCCTTCTTCAAGGGTACCAAGAGCACGAGAAGACATACCAACTTTTACACCGTCATTGATAAGAGATTTAATAATTAAGCCACATGGTGTAGATAGAACTTTTGACTTACCGTAAAAGATATTATCATGTTCGTATAGCTCAGTAATAACATGACATGCTCTTTCAAGATCGACATCTGCAGTCGCTGGGTGATTTAGCTCTCCCATTGCACGACCCGGAACAATCATCTCTTCTGTATATCTCTGAACTTCGCGTTGAAGCTCTTCACGAGGATACATTCTTCTATTCTTGTTAACAGCGTTAGCAACCATGTACGGGCCTTTGATGTAAAGTGTCGATGGTGCATTGCGATTTGCCTCTTCGAAGACGTATTGATATTGATCTTCTGCTTGAGGTTTCTCAACTAGCAAGTTTAGCTTTAGTGCCATATAAGTTATTTATATCTAACTGATGCAAAAATGTTAGAAATCTGTATCTTTTACTAATTAGCCTAGATCTTTTTCTGTCAGAATTAGAAACTCTAAGCCCTTTTTAGCGCAAAACTCTCTAGCACTTGCCCATTTAGCCTGGTTAACGCTATACATTTGTTGTTCATATAGAAGATGCTCTCTCTTTCTATACTTAGTAGTTGGCGACATTGTTTGTTTGTATGGCTTAATCTCGACAAGATACTTTTTAATTTGGTTACCTTCTTTAATAACAACAAAGTTATCAACAAAGTATCTGTGAACTCTACCATCTATAGGTGATATATAAGGTATAACAACATTCTCACTAGACCACTTTAGTACATTAGGATTGTTATCACAAAATCTCATGAATTTAAGCTCTAGACCCGATCTATAAACAGCTTTTGTACCGATAAATTTATCAGCATTTTTAGGTGTGAAGATTCCTTGTCTATAGTTTTTATTCATTAACCTAAGAAAAATAATGGTGGTGAACCATCGCCAAAACCAGGGTTTGCACCCTCCATAAGAGCTTTTTCTAGTTCAGCTTTCTCGTTAAGACCCTCTTGAAGAATATCAGTGTTTAAACTACCACCTCCAAGTAGACTAACATTACCAAATCTACCACGGATTCGCCCAATAGTAATCTTAGTAAGAGCAAGAGCATAAGCATATACCCACTGTTCCTTCACGAGATCTCTAATCGGTCTCTCTACATAACAACCTAAAACACCATAGAACATAGATGATCCTGGTTGAGGGTACATTGTTAGATATTGCGTACGTTCATCAAACTTAATATCTTTACGTGTAGCTAGAACTTTTTCGCGGGTATCTAACCACTCTTTAACAGTATACCACGATACAAGGTCAAACCCATAGTTGCCCATCGCATAGCTAAAGTATGTTTGCTGGGCGAGTGTTTGTTCGATAGTAAACAGAGTATTGATACTTTGACTTGAGCCCTCCTCAAAGTTAATTACAGAAATAACCTTTCTATAATCCATAAGGTCATAATCATATACATTAGAGTAATTAGTAGCTGTTGTAGTTTGACCTTGAAGCGATACATTTCTTTTAACTGATGGTTTAAAATGAGTAGCTAGTGAGTTATTGTATGCAGTTACAGAACTGTAAAGCGATTGGTCGAGTAGCTCTAATTCATATATGCCATCTGTAAATAGACTGGATAGTGCAGATGAACCTGAAAACAGCGTAGAATCAAGAGCAGAGGTAGCAACATATACTGTCGGGGGGAGTGTGACCGTATAGTCTGGATTATTATTTGCAGATGATTTTGACACCTTCTGCTCATTAGTTAAGGTTGTTCTACCTAAAGTAAACAATACATCTAAACGTATACCTTTGTTTCTCTCGTATAGATTCGAATCGAATACAATAAACTCTTCTGTATATCCAGCGTACTTTGAGAAGAACTCAACTGCCATCTGGATATTTTGAAAGAGTTGATCTTGATGAACTTCGATAGATATAACTGGCCAACCTAATGACCTCTTTATTCTATCACCGAGATCGCTAAATGTCTCAATCTTATTGTTAAGATTAGTAGATTGGAACGCTGAAATCGGAGATATTTGACACGCTGTTGACATATAATATTATTTAAGCAGGAGGCGCTTCAGCTGCAGGAGCTTCAGCTTCTACACCCTCTGGCGCTGGTTCACCGCCCTCTGGTGCTGCTGGACCACCTGTAAATTCTGGAGGAGCTCCTCCTGGGCCTGCGCCACCAGCTCCTAATCCACCTTCTACACCGCCTTCAGCACCTCCACCTAATTCACCAGCCATAGCAGCTTCACGCCACCCCGGACCGCTTTGACTAATCTGACCAAGCTCCCATTGTAATTCTGCATCTTTTCTGAGGAACTCTCTATTAGCAAGAATATCTTTATCCTTCCATCCAAGATATTTCTTCTGAGCGAAGGTCTTCGAGATAAACTCATTCGAAGCGACATTATTATATGCTGCAACCTTCATCTCCATTCGTTGATTATTTCTCAACTCATAGAAGTTAGTAGGAACATTAAACGCAATATCTAGATTAATTTCACTTAAATTGTGTTTTTCCCATAGGCCTTTTAACTTAAGATGTGTAATAAAGCCTTTCTTTATACCACTCGCAAAACGCTGTTGCTGACGAATGACAAATCTTGCAAATTTAAGCTCTTCTCTTAAGATCTCTTGACCATCCTTAAATGAATCTTCAGGGTCAAGACGAGATGTAGGCACTTTAAGAGACCTATATAACTTCTTAATAAAGTACATTAGGTCTGCTAGCTCGCCAAGATTCTGACCACCTGGTAGAGTAGTAACACTAGAACCTTCTGAACCCTGTCTTTTTGGAAACCAGAATGCATCCAACATTGATTGTGGATTAAATTTCTTAACAATATCATTCTGATTAATATCAAATGTCTTAGACGACCAATAATTACTTATAAGTTTCTTGAGATATGCTTCAGCTTTTGGAGCTGGCATGTTACCAACATCAACGTTAAAGACAAGACGTTCTGGCGCTCTTACAAGTCTGTAAATAACAATCGCGTCTTCAATAAGAGACAGCTGTCTATACGATCTTCTAGCGTTTTCAAGGAACGGTACAACAAAAGTCATATTCTCGTTCATTAGACCGGAGTTAATATATACTATCTGATTCTCATCAAGTGGTATATATTCGTACTTCTCGATCTTATCTGGCTTTGCAGGGTCGAAAATAGGTTTACGGTATATAAACCCTTTTACCATCATGTTCTGAATATTGTTATATACAGGGTCAATAAGCTCTGACGGAATGTTTAAAACACCGAGAACACCTTCTTCTACATATTCAGAATGAATAATCTGTTCAAAGAATAGCTCTCCTTCGATTAAGAATTGTCTGAAGTACTGCCAGCCTTTGTTTTTAAAATCGTAGTAATTAGCATACTTGTTAAACTCTTCAACGATGTTCTCGCGCTCTGAACTTGTTAACTCAACATCGCGAAACTTAATATTTAACTCATTACCGTCTTCATCAGTATTAATACTCTCGTCGCAAATTTCATCTAGAGCATCGGATACATCAGAGTATGCTGCCATAACTCTATAGTCTCTTATTCTCGCACCTTTATTTTCTTGTATGTTTGCATACATGACACTCCCGAATGAAGTGTCTTTACCCATTGCACCAATAGGTAAGTTGTTATACGGATTTGAAACAGATACAGAGTTTTTAGCAAGAGCTTCACTTCGTCTCATGCCCACGTCTGCAAATGTACGATATTTTGGGTTTAACTCGTTCTCCTCTGTATCAATGATATTTGCATAAGGTATACGGTTCTTGATGTACGACATCAAGTTTCTTCCAAAGGTAGATGAACGACCTGAATCTCCAGTATAATTTTGGTTCTGATTTGGAGTTGTACTAGGCATTTGTTATGTTATTTAGTCAACAGTTACAACATATCCATTACTTGTTGCTGCCCAACCTACATCATTTGCAGCTACAATAACAATATCACCTGTAGCAGACAGTGTACTCATTGGCATGTAGATAGTAGCTATATTACTATTTAATATACTTGTATAGTTATCTACATTATAAGCACTAATTAAAGGATTATAGAAGGTACTTAACTGTGTATAATTACTAAAGAAATTCGGTTTATTGCTACTCAAGTAAAAACTCGTACTATATTCAAAGTTCTTACCCCATATAATAAACTGATTATCTCGATCCCGCTGTATCGTAATTGGTGTTGTTACTGGAACTGTAGTACCAGACATTGTATAAAATAAATTAGTTATACCCGGTGAACCTGAAACAGTAACGACATCTGTGGTTTCGTACGAGCTTAGAACCTTGTAAGGGTTAATCAAATTGAATATTTGACCTGTACCAACAGTGTGGAAGTTATTATTAATACGATATATTATACCTTCAGGCTCTTGCTCTTGCTTAAACAGCCACGCCTTGATTGTAAATGTTGTATCAGCTGCAACTTGAAATTGATCAGAGTATGTAGTTTCAATTGGCGTTGTAAGCGATATGTCTCCTGACCACAATACTTCAGTTCTTATTTCTGTATTAGGTAGGCCTAACTCTGTAGGTACTAGCCACGATAATATAATATATGGATCTGAATACGGTATAAAGTTGCTTAGTATCTGATCCATATCTAACAAATACTTTGTCAGTATAGAGAACGACACTGTTATATTTACAGGTACAGGTTGTAGTAGTTTTGAAGACTTTAAATTACCACCAGGGTACGCAAGAGGTAGATATGTAGGTTCTAGCTTATTAAAAACACGAGATGGGTCTCGAGATATACCAGTAATATTTACAGCAACAACAGGTAGCGTTAAATTTTGAGCCTTATTTACAATATCATATATAACCCGTTCTTTTGGTTTGAACACATAGCGTACTTCGATCTGCTCTTGCTCGACTCTATTTTTGTTATATCTTGAAATAACACAGTCATCAAACGCAGCGACAAACTGCGTCATGATGTCTTTTATTTCGAAGAAGAACGATTTATTTTTCACAAGACTATTTAGTCTACATGAAACGGTCTAGAAAGTATTTAGGTACTTTACTTTTCGCTCTCATGATAGCCTCAGCAATAGCACCATCCATAACATATGTTACACAACTATCATCTTTAGATCTAACACCCCGTCCACAAGCTTGAATAAACGAACTTAACATCTTATTCTGATACCAGCTAAAGTCCTCTTTCATAAGACGTTCGATGCGTTTATCTGCAATTGGTAAGTATGGCGCTTTGATAATAATTTGAAACTTAGCTAAGTCTCCTTTTAAGTCAACACCATGAGACATACTAGGCGAAACAAGAATAGTTGGCTCGTCTGTATTGTAATGTACATCTAGAATCTCTTCATTACGTACACCTGCCTCTCTGTAAAGCATTCTTTTATTACGCAACTTACCTTTTAATGCAGCTGTAATAGCATTTGTCTGTGTATGGATAATACCTTTATCATTCGGATGCATATCGCAGATCGTTTGAATCTGCTTAATGATACCTGGTAGGTTTGTCTGTAAGTTGTTGTAGTTTAATTTTACTTTTGTAGTTATGTATATAGGTGCCTTTTCAGGGTCGAATGTAGAATCAGCTTCAATATATTTGTAATCTTTAATACCCAGTGTCTTACAGAAGCTAGCAGGGTCAATAATAGTTGCAGACATCAATACAATTTTATCAGCAAACTTAAAGATCTTTTCAGCTAACTTATCTACCTTTAGAGGTATAAACCGAATACCTTTATCAAATCGATCTACAACATACTCACTATCATGCCATGTAGCTAGTAGTGTCTTAAGCTTGTTATGAAGCTTTGTTAATACATCGAACTCGATTCTAATTGCTGATTGAACTGCACTCGTTTTAAGATCTTTATCGCTCAATTTAGCAGTAACATCATCTAGTCTATCACCTACTCTATTAGTAAGCGTATTTACCCACCTATTAATCTTATCATATTCCGTCGATAGCGGAACAGACGGAACGTCAATCTTTGATCGCTTCAATACATCAAAAACGATTTCACACGAAAACTCTTTAACGAGCATATCTTCGATTTCAGATGCTTCGTCGCAGATAATATACTCTCTACGCTTAACATGGTCAGGCAGAGAAAAAAACATATTATAGTTAAGTACAGAAAAGTTACTCGTTATTACATTATTACGATTGACATAATACGGGCATGTATTCTTTTCCCAGCACATATCTCTGATTGCTCTAATATGTACACACGGAGCGTGCTCGACAGTAAAGTCATTATCATAAGTACACTGGTAGTTTACTTTACCTTTAAGCATACCCGAGTCTGTAAATAACTCTTTGTACTGATCTTGAAGTGCTTTAGTTAAAGTGAGGGCAAATGCACCAAATGGTTTTTCTTCATAAATTGCATCTTCGTAAGCATAATCACCCCCAGGTCCACGCTTAAAGATCTTATAACTATTAACTAGATCAGTAAATTTATCACTAGCTTGGTTAGCAGCATTGCCTAGTGTCTTTGATATGAAAGATTTACCTGATCCTGTTGGCGCACTACACACAACAAACTTTACACCTGACTTAAAGGCATCTTCTATACTAGAAAGTAACTTGACTTGCGATTTACTAGGCTTAAACTTTTCTGGAAAGGAATTGAGAAGGTCTACACTCATTAATATGATTATAGCCTAGTTCGTTTAGTTTACAGTAGTAATAGTGATAATATTATTATAAATTTTATTGCTGCTACTCGCGTTAATACTATTGAGTAACTTATTCATCTCCTTATGATTATTTGAGAGAGATGTTAGATGATAATTAAGCGTTACACCTCTCTCGTTTTCTTGTATGAGAAACGGATACGGCAACTCTAAAACTTTCTCTTCTTTTTTATCTGTTTGGATATAAAACTTGATAAAGTATTGTTTAATGTTAAACAATTTTATAACACCAGATCTAAGCGTCTTCTTGTTGCACTTTATAACAACATTAGACTGAAGGAGCTTTTGTAGTTTTTCGCTGTAATAATCGATACTCATGAATCCATAAAGTTAATCTTTTGCTCAGTATTTAAAACAAAGATATTTTTGTTAAAGTATTCCCAAAAATCATTATTTGCAGGAATAGTGTTAATAATTTGTACATTCTCTGTAGAAACGACCCTGTAATCTTGCATTAGAATATCCCAAACTACTAATGCACCTTTCTTATTTTCGCTAAATTGATGACCGTTTTTCGGGGGCCTGTAGTTTAAAACAACCTTACCATTTGTAGTATTGAGTAAATCATAGCTCTTTGTACAAAGCATACGCCTTGTAAGTGGTTTACCTTTAATAGGTCTACGTCTTACAAAGCGTACATCTAGTACATTGCTAAGTAAAAGAGATTCTAATGTACCTACATCCATAATTACTGCTTCTTCTTACAAATACCAAACACTCTGCTTTCGTTAAGGAAGATACCACTCTTAATTTTCCCGTGACCGGTAATGTCAATATTAGCAACAGTTACACCGAGATTGTTAGGGAAGATGACAATATCATCTTTCTTAACATATTTTATATTCGGACCTGTCAAAATAACAACAGCTTTACGCCACGCTTTAGTAAGAGCGTTTGTTGGTATATACAAACCATTTCTCATTACCTCGCCTGTTTCAGCCATGTCGATATACTCAACAAGAATAATATCATCGAACAAGAAGCTTAATTCAAAATCATCGAGACCAAAGTCTCCAGATTGGACGGCGGAAAGGTCAATAAGACTCTTTGTTGGTTTAATAATATCAATATCAGCAGGCATTATAAGACTATTTACAAGCAGTTTCAGATAATGCCATATACATTTTTAACTCTCTTGTAGATAAGCAGTTATTTTTTGCTTGAATAAAAAGTAGCTCATCCTCTGTTTTAGCTTCTTCGTCCTTCTTTACCTTTTTAACATACTGTATACGTTTAAACCTTGATTTCGGAATTAGGTTATCATACAGCTTATACAGTTCTACTTTATCATCAAACAACCCTGAAAACTTATTGAGCGTATGATTAACAAATACTGCTTTCGACTTGTCAGAAAATGACAACCACCTATTAATCATAAAAGGGACGAACAGCTGAATTTCTTCAGCTGTTACATCGTCTTTCTTTACAGGTTTAAATAAGAGGTTCTGTATTAATGTAAAGAAGTTCATACAATCACCTTAGACGTGGCTACAAAAATATCAGCAACTTCACGGTTGAAATACTCGATTACTGCTAATTGAAGCTCTTTAACGCCTTCGTCAGTTAGATGAGTATTATATGCGAATCCAGGAGCTTTCTTACCGGCATTAATATTAATTCCAGTATGACCAATAGCTACACCGTCTTTTGAGTAGGTAATAGATACACTCACTTTACCAACCTCGCGTTCCGTTTTATCTGAACCAATAAACTTATCGTGTACCATCAAATCATCGCCCTTCATCTCAATAGGCTTTCTAATAAGACCTGCAAGGATATTTGCAATACCGGTATTCAAAAGACGTTGAAATGCTACAGCACCAGCAGGGCACATATTCGGAATCTCCCAGCAGAAATTAACTGCATCATCACTATAGATATAATCTTTAGTTAGTAGATCCTCGAGGTCGATAAGATTGTCACTTACAAACATTGGCGCTCTAAACGATACGATATTACCACAAGGTGCAACATCTTTCTTAAAGTACTTATAAGCAAAGCGTTTATGAATCAGATCTCCATTGTAGATAGGTTGTTCAATTATCATATCAATATAATATAATGCGATTATTACTTTTCAAGCTACTTTAACTACTTATGAGTATTTTAATAAAAACTCGTCAGTAGATATTACATTCATTAGTTCGTCTCTATTATTTGCAAAAAAGCTGTAAGTTTTTGCTGTATTAATATCTACTGCATTATACAAGCTCTGTTTACCTCTTCTTATGACCCCGCATCCATTGTCTGTATCAACTACTTCTATTACAACATTCGGGTTATTATATCTTAAATCAATAATAGACCTAAAGACAGTACCATTCCACTGAACTTTAATAAATTCTTCACAGTGCGGCAAACAATCATGCACAACAATTGTACCGTTTTTGTTTAACACTTTTAAAGAATTTTTTATATCTAACGAACATTGTTCTTCCAGATGCAACCCATCAACGAATATAATATCGAATTTTTCTTTATTATTAGCGAAAAATTCATCTGATGTCATTTCATATGTCAGTTGATCGTAGCGTTTAACAGGGCCAACGCAAACTTTGTGAGGTATGTCAATCTTAGTAAACGCATTGCCGTGTTGTGTACCTATTTCTAAGTATGATTTATAACCATACTTACGTATCAGTGTATTAATTATGTCGTATCTTTCCATATTCTTGTATCTTTCTAACAAATTTTTCTGCAACTCTAAGCGTTGTATTATTCTGATTAAAGTGATTTTCGAATTTATCTATTAATTCTTCGTAAGCTTTGACAGGTCCTTCCTTAGCATATAAGCGTAAAGCATCCAGGCATAGTTGTTTAGGAAAATCTGTCATAGTTAAACTAGGGCACTTATCAATATCTAAAAATAATGGTATGCAACCATTACACATAATTTCATAGTGTCTCATACAATCCCACCCTGCCTTTTTAACGGCTACACCGAATCTAGCTTCATTGTAATCATTATAGTAGTCCTTCTCGTTATTATAAATATATGTAGACCTGTCGAGCGGGGTTATATATGCCTTATCTTTAATTTTACTTTTATTAAAATTAACCTTTGATGTAGGTATACTGAATGATATGGGGTTTAATCTATCGTGACTATACACTAACTCTCTTTTAAAGTATTGAACTCCCCCGTTAAATGACTTGTGTATATTAATCTCATCTTCTCCATCAACAGCGATAACCTCATGAGGCTTATAATATTTTAATATCTCATCGATGTGATCATTACAGCGCCAGATTGATCCGTATATAACATAATCGTAATAATGATTTCTGATCTTAGATGTAATATCTGTTCTATCAACCTCGAGGTCAGGTAAAACTCTGGCGACAGACATACCCATACCATACAACTGCTTAGCCATTTGCTCGTCATACGATTCGTAGTTATGCAATTGCTTATTATAATCAACGACATCACTACCGAACATTTCTTTTAAACCTATCAATAAACAATCATTTTGATAATCGACGTGGTCTCCCTTTGTCAAATATAGTATTTTTCATTTTTATATATTACCCTAAAAATTTTAAATTGAAACTATTCATAACGTTTTCTGCTGTATATTCACTTACTAATTTTTTGTAGGTACCAGGCCCGAAATTATTTTTCCTAAAATTTAGCAGTTGACGTAAGCAGCTATCGTAATCACTATACCAATGACCGCCTGTATGCACCATAGAGTGGTGACCTTGATCGTAGCCATGTTTACACAGTATTATGGGTTTATCGTGATATAAAAATTCACCTATCGCTAAACCGAATGTTTCGCCATGCTGTCTTCCGTGTATCATAGCATCGCACGAGCAAATAAAGTTTGATTTATTCTGCAAATTGTGCGTACCTTGTATGAATTTTACGCGGTCATGGTTAATAAATGGCGTAGTATTCATAAAAATATAATACAAATCACCGCGAAGATTAAGAGATTCTGCTATTGCACGCTTTGTAAACTCAAAATCAAATTCATTTAAACCGCCATGACGACCTAGTACCGTTGCATCATCTGGTATATTCAATAGTTCTCTAATATTTGCTGTCTGTGCAGGTAAAGATATAATATGTGGAACATAATTACTACTATCACCGCACATTTTTTTAGCTAACCATTGCGCTATATATACATATTTTTCTCCATGAGGCGTATAATTTTGAAATACAGCATGAACTAAATTTGTTGCATTACTTACTAACTTACCATCATTGTCACCAGCTTTTATATAGTAAATATATTCGATACCTTCTTGTTTTAAGAAGTCCTCAACTTCTGCGAAATCATCATACAGAAATATTCTACCTTCAAACCGAGCACGAAACTTTGGAAGAGCTACCATGTCTTTATTTTTATCTGATATGATATAAGATTTGTTGTTCAATACATCTTCGTTACCACACGCGTAATCATACAGTGCTACCTCTGTTCCTCTTATACCTAGTTGATTAGAGTGAAATGCTACTTTTTTCATAATTTATAATCTCTATATTGCTTATAACCTCCAGATTTAAATGGTTCGCTGTTCCACTTTTTAGCTAAAATATCTCCCTGTGCATTCATATTTTCGGATGTATACTTGCAACGCGCTGGCGCATTCTCATTTGAAAAGCCGGATATATGTTTAACACGAGCCCCAGTATGAACACCGTGTAATAAGTTATTGCGTTCTAGGCACATAGCATAATCATTATCTTGATAGAAGAAATAAAATGCCTCGTCTAGGTAACCGATCTTTTCAAAAACGCTTCGTCTACAACAAAATACACAGCCAAACATATGAAGAGATACCTCGTATCCATAATATAGTTTTTCATTATTAGGCAAGTACATCGTTGTATGTCTATGCCAGTCTCTATCAATAGGACAAATCGAAGACAGTTCTTTATTTTGTTCAAACTCTTTTACAATAGTTTGCAAACAATTAGGTTGGATCTCTATATCGTTATTAGGACCCATTACATACTGCGCGGTACACTTTTCTAAAGCTATATTGTAAAACTTATTATAGTTAAATTCCACACCTGGCTTTATAACCTCGACCTTTTTCTGGTTATAATTACCAGAAAAATTTTCATTTGATTCTACAACATAGATTTTTCTAATTAATTCATCAGCAGTATCAATATATGAATCTATACATTTCTGAGTCTTTTTAAACGAATCATCGTTCGTAACTAACGATAAAATTATAACATCAACCGAATCTATCATACAATTTACCTTCTACACTTTTAATAACATCTTGCTGATGGAGAACAAACGGTGTTATACCATCAATAGTATAAACATCACCGACACACGATACGTGCGAATCCATTGAATGAGCTGCGTTCAATATTTGACCACTGTTAAGAATGTTATAACTGTACTGATCAAAATAAACAACTTTATTCATAGAGGCTTGATCTATATTTTGATAATTGCCTACACGTGCAATTATACTACCCATATCTTTACACATTTCATCAAGCAAGTACATACAAGCTTCTCGCTTTCCTAAAATACTACCGCCATTTAATATCTCGTGTTTTCTTAACAAGTTAAAGATATCGTGATTATAACAAATATTAATCCATGTTGCATTTGTTTGACATGAACCAATTATTTTATTTTCACTAGTTACATACGTCTTATCATTCTGTACTAATTCAAAGACATTTTTCTGAAAATATATATCGGTAAAATCACACAAATAGACATTTTCAGATGTACATACATGCTTGCAGTATAGATAAAAATAAATTACTTTAAGAGTGTATGGTGAAAGTGATTCGTTTACATTATATTTTTTTGAAAGTATTTCACTATCAAAGATTGCAACTCCATACTCCTCTGCAAAATCTTTTATATCATTACCTAACTGCGAGCCAATAATTGTAACTTTGTTACCTGTCTTTACCGCACTTCTAATAAAAACTTTAACTCCAGGTGTTAAAGTATATCCTTTACCATATGTTACTATTTCACCTATCACTTTCTTATGTCTTTTAATTTTTGTATAACTTGATCTTTAGTTACATATGGCGGCTCATTCGGATAGTGACCGTGTTTCTGTTTATAAATCTCTCTACCACCATATACATTCTTCTCCCACTGTTCGGTCTTGTTCGCTATAGATGAATTATCTATAGCTCCTGGTGCTTCAGTAAGATACTTGTGACTTTCATAAATGTCTGCAAACCACCAAAACGGTGGATGGTAACCAGCCTTTATAATGCAATATGTATGGTCTACATGTTCCCAAGCGTTATAATAATTTTCGTCAATTAAGCCGACTTCTTCTAAGACCTTACGAGTAAAGAAACTAAACATAGCAACAGTATGCTCAAATAATGAGACTTTTATATCGTTACCGTATTCTATAACTAACTTAGGATTAGGTTCTGAGTGCTGATCGAGCAGGTGTCTGTTGTGCAAATCAAAATTCGAGATTGTCTGCTTACGGTTAAAAGGTGACCCGGGACCGTAGTTAAAATGCTGTATACCGCTAACCTTGCTTGCTTGAATGTATTTTTCAAAGATTGTATCATCTAACACAATCATATCATCCTCTATAATAAAGATGTAATCGCATCCCTTATCAAGAAGGTGTTGCATTGCTTTATTCTTAGATTTACCTACACCGAGATTAGTCTCATTATTAATGACATAATAATTCCAACCAGGGATTTCGAGAGGGTCGCCATCGTTAACAACGACGAGCTCGAGGTCATTACGGTTAGCTATAGACTCTAACAAATTAACTAGGTAATCCTTACGGTTGCATGTAATGATACCTACTCCGATCTTTTCTTTTTTCTCGCTCATATTATTATTGTACCATCACTATTAAACTTTACTGCGACTGGCTCATTTGTTTGAGCGTATCGTCTCTCAAGATCAATAAACTTTTTGTATTCTGTATAGTCTGGTATTATTGTAAACGTTTTTCCTAATAAATCCATATCAACTAATTGATTATACGCAATCTCATCAACATCTTCTTGTTTTGCAAAGGTTGCATGATAGTTTACCCCACTATAGTTATAAACAGCATCATATGTTGCATCAAGCACTTTATGCTTAGGATTTTCGCGCAACTTATTATAAAACTCTTGATCATCACCAATATTTTGATGATGATGATAACCTCCAATCTTAAAAAACGCATCACGTGTATATGAGCAAAACGTAACACTCATACTTTTGCTTTTATCAAACTTCCCTTGATACACTACATACCCGGTTGTATCAACAGTTGATTCAATACCTTCTGTTGTGTGTATTTTAACACGGTGAGCAATTCGACTAGGTAAGAATATATCATCATCGTCATGTGGCATATAGATATCATATGACCCAAACGCAACTCCTATATTACGCTTATCAGGTAATATAATTCTCTTATCTAGATTGATACAATGTACATTACTATAGTTGCATTGCAGTGTAACATTTTTATTGTCGTTAATAAAAACAAGCTCTTTATTAGGATGCGTCTGAGACAGGAATCCAGCTAGCATTCTACCTAAGTAGTGCAGTCTACCATATGTAGGACAGACAACTAATACTCTCATTATTTGAGACCGAACTTACTCCACAACTCTTTTTCCTCTTTTTCTTGCTGAAGAGCAGCTGCTTGCTGTTTAACAAGTGCTTCGAGTTCGTCTAGCTTATCTGGAGCAAAGATTGAACTTTCTTCACCATAGAAGCCTCCATCAGTAGTTACATACTCTGCGATTGTATCAATTCTACCTTGTATACTAGTAGGTAGATCTATAAGAGCAGGTGAATCGTTCACTGGGAAGAAAATATCTGCATCATAATTCTGCCTATACTGCTCATACAATGCACCGAATATATTATCAATTTCAATAATATACTCTTTATCTGCATCTCTCACTCCATCATCTTCAATAGGAATAGATGGGTCATATCGCAACAAAAAGATTATATCTAAGTGTCTCATAGACTCTTTTGTAATCGCGATACAATTATCTACAAATTGTTTATCAAAACCATCAATACCTTTGCCGAAGGCCCATAGAGTATATGCGAGGTTATCGAGAGGACACCTATCATAAATCACCATTGAATCCTTATCAGTCTTTTGCATCTCATCAACCATAAAGTTGAGAATAGACCACTGAGTGTCTTTTGTTGTTTCAGATGAATGCGAAAGATTATTTTCTTTGAGAAAATCTCGATAAGTCTTCTCTGGCGTCGTGTACTTATCCCAGACAGCTAGAAAGTTTTTTAAAAGTGTTGTCTTACCTGTACAAGCAGTTCCGGATATAGCAATTCTCATATATCTAATATATACACCATATTAGACATTTTTCAAGAACGCAGACCACTCTTCTTTGAAAGAATCGAAAATCATTCCGTTTTTAGGTTTGTATGGCTTGAACTGCTCAGACCTATCATCAAACACACTCGCCAATCTATTGAGAACGTTATTAGTGAATAAGGCTGAATCCTTGTCGTAAAAAGACCACCATCTGTTCGTCATATATGAACTGAACGCACTAGCAGTCTCAATATCTACATCTAGCTGCTTCTCCCTCTTCTTGTAGAAGAGGAAGTTGAGAGTTTCGAAGAAATTCATACAATGACTTTAGAAGTTGCGACGAAGATATCGTTAATCTCTTTATAGAATGTAACAATTACTTCTTCCATAAAATGATTAACAAGTTCATCGCTAAGATTGGTAGAGTATGCAAAGCCTGGCGCTTGTTTACCTGCTCTAATATTGATACCTGTATGTCCAATAGCTACATTATCTTTGGAGTATGTAATAGATACACTGCATTTACCTACTTCTCTAACAACCTTATCTGAACCAACAAAACTATCACGAACCATCAAGTCATCACCTTTCATATTGATAGGCTTGTCGATATATCTAGATAAAATAGTCGCAATATTGGTATTGAACCAACGCTGAAACGCAACCGCGCCGAATTTATCTAGGTTAGGAATCTCCCAACAGAAGTTAATAGCATCCTCACTATAGATAAAATCTTTAGACAGAGAATCTTCGAGATCGATTAGGTCATCACTTACATACATCGGAGCTCTAAATGCAACGATGTCACCAACTGGATTAACTTTCTTGTTAAGGAATCTATAAGCGAATCTTTCCTTAATTAACGGACCATTATATACTTGCTGAGTAATAATCATAAGTGTATTATAGTATAAGACCTTTATTTCTCAACTTTAAAATTGCTTGCTTAACAGCCATCCACATATCCAAATATGTATATGTAGCAAGCCTACCTATAAATAACACACCATCTTCCTGATCTGCAAGCTCTTTGTATTTTGCATACATTTTCATACCATCACCCCACGGAATAGGGTAAAATGGAACATCTCCATCTTCACATTCTTTAGAAAATTCTTTTGTTATAACCGTTAACCCCTTATGGTTAGATGTAAAAAAGCTATGATCATATTTTCTTGTATAGTCATTTGTCTTATTACATTCATTATAAACACATACATCTTGTTTTTTAGATGTTACCTCGTGCGTGAAAGTTAATGATCTATACGGCAACTCTCCAAATTTAAAATTGTAAAACTCATCGACCCTACCTGTGAATATTACAAGATCACAGTCTCCATCTTTCCATTCATCGCGACCGCACCCGAGCTTAATATCTATACCCGATAACATCTTTTCGAACATCTTAGTATAACCCTCCTTGGGTATACATTGATATTTTTGGCCCTCGAACCATGTTGGATCTTCACTATCTTTGGTTTTTGGAATTCTGTTTGTTATCGATTTTGGAATATTATCAAAATCTGTTCCCCACTGTTTTTCAGAATAATCAACGAAGATATTTTCAATGATTTCTTCTTGTGTTAACTCCCTTCCAAGTTGTTGAACGGACTTCCTACTATAGGGTAGTGATATGGGACCTAATTTAGTGTTACCAATTGGCTTATATTCAAAATCCTCCCATTCAGTAAATTTAGATAGCAATTTAAATACCTCATCATCATCCGTATGAAATATATGAGGACCATAATTATGTACCGTCGTACCACACATGTTACTATCATAACAATTACCTCCTATATGATTTCTACTCTCAAACATTTTTACCGAATGACCTGCACTTTTGAGTAAATATGCTGCCACAGCTCCTGAAAGACCACTACCAACTATCTTAATTTTCATTCTATTTGTATTAGCAAGCTCTTCATATTGTTTGAGAATATCTGTTGAATCCATAAGCTCTCTCTGAGGATAAAAAGCGTAGTGTGAGAATAGAGTATCACCTACTACTCTATTAAACCTTCCAATCTCCCTTGGTTTATTTACAGATAGCCACTGTTCTTCATCCACATCAACTACACCACCAAATTTAGCAAACTCATCCCCACGCCATGATATAACGTTGATTGATACACGCTCAAAATCATATAAGATCCAATCAGGAATTTTAAAATTATTACCCCTCTCATAGCTATCCAAGAAGTCTCTATGAACATTTACAGCAAATTCTGGTGTATTCCACCCAATATTACACATGCATGTATATCCTGAACACCCATAGTCTATTTTTAGATTACCTGCGCGCTGTTGGATGTGTGTCAGTATCGCATTATTTATTATATTCCCATACAATAAAAACGACTCCGTGTCTTCAATACGCCGATTAAATAATTTCGCAAGTGATCCTTTCTCAATAAAAACAATATCATCATCTAACCTAACATAAACCTCATCAGGTGATATATAATCCACAAAAAAACTAGCTATTGATGAGCTGATAGCTACTGAAGAACTACCATCTATTTGTACACTTGGATATTTAATCTTGATAAAGTCATATTCAGATTCTAAGGCTGTTATATAATCGATATCACTCTGATTTACCGTATTGAGCCATATATCCCACCTATCAAATTCATCTCTATATCTCTGTAAATATGTTAGTAGAATTTTCAAATACCTCTCTCTACCAGCTGGGGTAACTATTATTTTACGCATAAATCTATTTAATAAACCGTTAAAATTTTCTCCCACACTCTCTCTAGAATACATGCAATATGGTAGAATTGTTCTACACTTCTACCCTCAATATAATCACTATCTCTAAATCTCTGATCGTACGTAGTGAGGTCAAACGTTTGTATTATACCCATATAAAATTCTACAGGTCTCTTACGCAGACACTCACCTGTTGCGATGAATTGCGCTCCCGGACCGAATTGAAATACACCCGATACATCTATATGTCCCATTCCTATCCTGCTTAGATATTCATCTATTCGCAAGTCAACAGTATGATAAGGACCGCCGTTATTTAGTGTGTTATATAGGCCGTTAGTTAACCATTTAAATTCATTTACACACTCAGCTCCATCCACAACACTATTAACATGGCTTATAAAATTACCGCAATGTGGAAATGGGTCACCTTGACAAAAAATATTATAATCGCTTAAATTATTATAATTACTAATTATATGATGTATATATGTATGCGCTTCTCTGCCTATGTTTGGCAGCTGTATACTATCATCGCTATGTTGACCTTTATTATACAAAAAAATCTGTGCTTTTGAGTTTAAAGAATTAAGCCACTCCACATTTTCATTGTATCTCGCAACTATTATATCTGTTTTCATTAATTGTGTATGTATAGTGTTTTTGGTATTTTTATTATGTTATTCTCTGGTTGCTTCAAGTAGGGTATGAGAGATTCTACCAGATCCCAGTCAGCTGCGTAAGATCTAGATTTGTAACCTACAAGTTTTAATAAATCTGTATTGGTCGCAAAGTTTCCTATATCAATACGCCCAGATTCTAACACAGAGTCTATATGCCCGTTATATGAAGATCCATTTATAACATGGTTATGTATCATGTCACAAAATATAAATTTTACATTCGATGTAAACCTTGCAGCTTTTTTAAACTCCTCTATAAATGTTGGAACGTAGTAGTTATCATACCCAGACATTAATGTAAACTCGCAATTTGATTGATATATACCAAACTCCCTCGGGGTATGTCCCCAGTCGTTATACCTCTTATCTAAATGGTAATAGGAAAAATTTTCTATATCATAATATCTCTCAAGCTGCTTGGCTGTCTCTTGCTCTGGACCATCTGACACAATAGATATATGGTAATCTTGACAAGTTTGTGCAAGAAAACAATTGACTATAACTTCTAGCTTGGGTCCTCCGCCATATGTTGGGATGACTATATGAAACATCCTCGATGAGTCCGGCGTATGCTTACTTATTAGCTTCCCATTTATCATAATAAACTTTAAATTGATCTTCCATCATAGCCCTCTTCTTTTCGTTAGGAATAGTATCTTTACTATGCTTCAGTTGACCTTCTTTTAGAAGATCTCTATAAGTTTTTTCTGGCTGCTTGTAGTTAGGCCAAACAGCCAGAAAGTTTTTTACTAGTGTTGTCTTACCGCTGTTCCCTGTTCCACTAAACGCAATTCTCATATGTATAATATATACACTACATTATACATTTTTCAAGAACGCAGACCACTCTTCTTTGAAAGAATCGAAGATCATTCCGTTTTTAGGTTTGTATGGCTTGTACGCTAACTTCAAGCCAGCTTCAGCGAGAGTTAAACTACCTTTTTTAGAGTTTAACATACGATCACACGTCACAAGATTTTCCCAAGTATCATTACCACCCTTACTTTTAGGTATTACGTGGTCGATACTAAGCTCATCTTTAGATAGTTTTTTGCCTGTGTAAACGCAAGTGAAGTTATCTCTCTTATAGATGTTAGATTTAGTAGGAAACTGAACCTTATTGTAGATGATCTTATCGTAATTAGCGCAGATTACTACAGTAGGAACTCGAACAGGACCTCTTGCAGTTTGCAAGTATTCGTCGTATGGTCTGATAGGAAGTTTAATCCATTCCTCTGCACCTTTTACTGCTGCAAAGTATTCGATATTCTCAAACAAAATATCTCCATGATCGTCAGTCTCGTAACTGACGTCTAATGGTACTACTGATCCAGAAAAAATATTACCGAAGGTTTTTTCAATACCTTCGACACCAATAGGAAAGTAGAATTTATTGAGTACTAAAATTTTATGATTTTTCACGCCTCATTATAAGGTAGTTCCTTATTTTTGTTGGAGCTTATAAAGTAAATGATTGAACTCACCTTCGATTTCATCTGCCACATTTTTAAGATCGCCAGCATCTCCTGCCACGTCATAAAGATGTTCCATAACTTCTTTCATGAGCGAGACGTATCGTTTGAGCACATCATCCTTATATGGTTCGAAACTAGCTTTGTATACAGAACCTGTATTATTCTGTAGAGCTGGGATGCCTTGACGTCCATAAACAAGTTCAACGAACTTATCAAATAGACCATCAAGTGCCTCATAAGCGTCTCCGAGAGCTGTATGTTCAGCATGTGATTTGGTTTGCCAGTGATCAGTTTTAATCTGATTGAGTGTACCTAATATTACTGTCAATTTCATAGTATTAAACTTTTAAAGCTTTATCCCAGACTAGCAAATGTAATCTCGGACTAAATTTAACATGCATTGCTTTAGCATACTCAGCAACTGCTGGAGCGAGATCGATATGCTCTTGTCGTGATCCACAGCAAGGCATAAACCAAATTCTATCGAGAGGTACATTGATACCTTCTTGATCATTAACATACTTACGCCAGATCTCATCAATATCTTCAGATCTCGAGATAACAAATTTGAATCCTGATCCATTAGCTACATGCCATTTGAGAACTTCAGGTTTATATGTCTTCTCTCCAGGATCACCATTAGTGGTTAGCTTAGGTGAAGTAGTAAACGTTGCACACAACTCCAACCATTCTTCATCAGGCATAAGTGTTGCGTTAGTTTCAAAATCAATACGAGGAAGGAAGTCGTAACGCTCTTGGAATGCGTAAATGAATTTTAAGAGCTGCTTTTGTCTTACTAACGGCTCACCACCGGTGAGCTTCATTATTGCACCTTCACGTAGTTTATCTACAAACTTTTCTCTCTCGATAATGTCAAATGTTTCTCTAAAACTCAGTTTATTTTTTATGGACCACGAAACATACGAATCGCAACCATGCGGCGAGTCAACAGATGCGAAGCCTTTGCAAGTAAGATTGCAGCCGAAGAATCTAAAGAATACTGATGGGTGCCCTACAAACTCTCCTTCACCTTCAATAGTATAAAAGATTTCAGGTATGTTATCTTGACCAGCAAAAAGCAGAAACTCGTTATCAATATCAATCATATGACGATTATAAGTTTAAATACTCAAAAATCAACGTATCATTTTTTGCAAAGTTATGTCTTGAATTTACTTTAACTTGTTTAATTACCAGCATTCCTTCCTTTTTTAATTTTCTTAGTGTTGGGTCTGGATTGAGATTTAGCTTATTTTTAAATTCTGTCTCGTTATTAAATATCCAATACTCACCTGTACGTGTCAGAGTTATCTTGAACGGTCTCTGCTGAGGGTGTACATACCCTTCGCAATATATCTCATTAAATTTTTTTCCCTTTCTACTATCCACATAGCCTTCCCCTAACCGTTCTTTCATTGTCAATCCTAATTGATTCTGTCTTGTTATTAAACCAACTCTTTTTCGTATTAAACGACCTCTCTCCGTGCAGTTAAACTCTTTCAGTCTTTGAGACACGACTGCTCTACGTTCATCTATATTTTCTGTAAACATCCACGTATCTCCACCGTCTCCTTCTTCAGGTCTTAAATTCATAAATAAGGGATTAGTTCCAACCCTCCACACTTTATTATAAAATGCTGCCTTTTGCTTTAGCTCTGAATTACTAGATGCAATTTCTAAAATAGCAGTATTAATATCTTTACCATGTTTATTAAGATGGTTTAGCCACCTCTTACCTGAGCCTAGATAAGTAAACACAGTACGTACATCGTTAGTTGTTCTTTTACACAGATAGTATTTTTTTGTTGTATTGTGTTGTTTTAGTAAAAGATAGACAGGCATAATGATATTTATTCTCCACCTGTCACTTAATAAAAAATTGCTCTAAATTCAACTATATTATTTCTTCCACTTAACTCTCTTCGAACTTTTCTTTTTATACATCTTACCCTTTATCTGTTTACATTGCGCTTTTGTAGGTCTACAAGCGGGGTATGATCCCTTTGAAGTGTTTTTGCGACCACACGGTCCTCCTGTCTTACAGTTAATCCAACCCTTAAACTTCTTACCTTTCTTATCTACATGAGAAGCAAACCACTCATCTAGATTCTCAAGTAACAATCTTTGCGACATCTGCTCCATTAGCCTATCTTACCTCCCCTTCTTACACAACGTTGCACATATCCTGATGCATACGCACTAGGCCATACATCATATTTAGCCTTCGCTTTTGCTTGGCATTTTGATCTTAACTTACTCTTTTTCTTAGGTTTAGCCTTTTCTAGAATAATGTTAACTAGCTCGTCAAAGCTAAGTTCTTCGTTTACAGTCTTTACACCATGAATAAACGTTTCTTCATCATCAGCATTAGCATATAATGCTTTAATATATTCTTTTGCCTCTTCAACTGTTTCAGAGCATCCTACCTTCTTACCAGTATCTTTTCTATAAACACATTTTCCTTTTCTTATGTATGGCACAGTAATATTTATAGTATTAGACTAAATAATAATACAACAATATGGCTACTAAAACAGCGCGTAAGCGTAAGTCGTCGGTGGTAGATACTGAGATTGAAGAATCTCTGCAGGTAAACTGGTCTCTATCAAGCTTCAAGGTAAAAAAGCCGTTTCATTTTAATGAAAAGCATAAAGCAGTCTACGATTGCATTAAGCGAGATGACACTAATATGGTGCTCGTCGATGGCCCGGCCGGTAGCGCTAAGAGCTACTTAGGGGTTCTCGCTGCTCTTGAATTACTTCAAGAACGAAAGATAAAAAACATTATCTACATTAGATCTGTTGTTGAATCTGCGTCAAGATCTATTGGAGCTCTGCCAGGTGAAGTTGATGATAAGTTCATGCCTTATGCTATGCCTCTCATCGAAAAGGTTCAAGAAATTACTGATAATACTACTTGCTCATACTTGCAGTCGCTTGGTGTACTTAAAGCTGTACCTGTTAACTTTGTTAGAGGCTTAACATTTAATGATTCTATTGTTATTGTTGATGAAATCCAAAACTTAACAATAGGCGAAATTACAACTATTCTAACCCGCTTCGGTAAAAATACAAAGTATGTTCTTTGCGGCGACTCTTTCCAGGCAGACATTGGTAAGATGACATGTATTACTCGTATTATTGATGCATTTGACACTCCTCAATCCGCAGATATGAATATACATTGCTTTAGATTTGGTGAAGCTGAGATCGTGCGTAGCAAAATCTTGAAGTATATCGTAAAAGTACTTCAAAAAGTAAATCCTCATTAACAAAAAAAAAAAAACGCGCACAATTAATTGTGCGCGTTTTTTATACTCTAATAAGAATCAACCCCAAGTAGTACCTGCGAACCAGTTACCCTTTCCAGGAGAAACATTAGAACCTACATTAGCGCCAAGCCTAGCAGGTGATTCTTGGGATGCATAGTTAACAGTAATTGTTTGAGATGCTACATCACCTTGCTCTGTCTCTGCAGAGATGTTTTTGGAGTCTGACGGAACATAAAGTGCAGAATTATCTTCGTGTTCAAAGACTTCAACCTTTTCAACCCAGACTCTACCACTACTTTGATTGCTAACAAACGCTTGCATGTTATCATAACAAAATTTAGCAATCTTTTCGATACCAGTACCTTCAGGCATAATCCTGAGATCGAGACCACCCTTACTATCGAGCTCTTTAAAGAGTGGTAGAAGTGGGTCGTCGTATGATAAGCAGGTCGTATGATCAAATTGATTAGCAAATAATTCTTTTATTGGTCCGAAGCCACCAAAATCTTGAACCCAGTTTTTATCATCTAATTCAGAGCAACCAAACCAGAATTTAGCTTTAAGCCTATAACCATGAAGCTTACTACATCTTTGCGAGTTATTACCTGCATCTTGCCTGTTGTATGCTGCATTCGGCTGTCTAAATGCGCAGGACCCTAGATTTAGTATTTTAGTCGATTTATAATTCATATACATCTTATGTTAAGAGCTTTCATGTAAAATGCAACTTTTTAGTTCAATTACTTTTGTTGATTGATAGCTCATGTATAAGATTATAACTGCTCTCTATCAATTGCAACTGTGTTTGCTGATTCTTTTCTAGTAATTGTTGTGTTTTGAGGTACTTTGTAGTATTTTGTAAATCACGCTTGTTGCTAGTTACATCTTGATTAATTGTATTAGCAAGGCGTTTATTATCATAATCCTTAAGATCTTTTACGGTATAACCAGTACTCAATGCAATAAGTTTTAGTACTTCATCTACATTAAATGTTCTAAGCTTACCAACATCTGCAAGAATATCTGTCCATATTTTCTGAGATATTTTACTTGAAGAACTCTTGCTTGAACCTTGATCTGCTCCAATAACATTACCTGTTGCGTCCTTTATAATTTCTAACTGATAGTTACCGTCAAGACTCTTTTTATCTCTTGACAAAACCGCTGTAAATTTTTCTATAGGCAATTTACCGCCAGTTATGTTTCCTGTGGACTGATCTTTGCTAACTTTTTTAATTAGCATTGCTGAAAATGGTATGGATACTCTATTATCTTTTTTAGCGTCTCCAGGAAGTTTTGTTGCTTTACCGATTTTAACTGACTTATAATCGAATGTTCGAAAATATCTATTTTTAAGTTCGTGCTTTAAAACTGCTGCAGGTTGTTGTTTATTAAATGCTTTAGCAAATTTAGTTATAGGCGCAATATCTGATAAAAATGCTTGACCTATGTTTGTCTGCTTTAATGCTGAACCTATACCACGCATTACATCACTAAATGCTTCGTTAACTAATTGTCTTTGAGACGCTTTTCTCATAACCATATTTATGTCTTGTTGATTTTTTTAATTGATAGCCTATAATCGATTATATGGATGAATTTGACGATACCTCTGATATTGGCGAACTTGTAAAGCTGCCTCAAGCTAATGATAACAATCCTCGCACTGAAAAAGAGAAACAACACATTATTAAACGTGCAGCTAAGGCTTATGAAAAATATCTCGATGCTCTTGGATTTGATTGGAGACAAGATCCTAATTCTGCTAATACTCCGATGCGTGTAGCAAAAGCTTTTGTTAATGATATCGCATCTGGTTGCTATAATTTACCTCCATCTATTACTGCTTTTCCTTCTGATGGATATGACGGTATTATTGCGCAGTGCAATATTCCTGTTAAATCACTATGTAGTCACCACCACCTTGCTTTTACTGGTGTAGCGCATGTAGCTTATATTCCATCTAAAGAGGGTAAGGTTATCGGTCTTAGTAAGTTGAATCGTATCGTAGAGTTCTATGCAAGACGTCCGCAAATCCAAGAGTCGATGACTTTACAAATTCATTCTGCAATTAATCAAGTCTGTGAAGGCAATCAAGGTGTTGCTGTTGTTGTAAAAGCACAACATACTTGCGCTTGTCACAGAGGTGTAAAACATGAAGGATGTTATATGGTTACTAGTAAGTTGTCTGGCGACTTTATGAACGATGAGAAAACTCGTAGTGAGTTTTACAAGTTTGTTGATATGTCTAGTTAATAATCTACTTTGATGTTATCAGTGCTAATACGCTTAGCATTAACATCAATTAGAGCATCTAACTGCTTAATAAAATCACGACCAATGAGTACTTTGTATTCATTGGTCTCTCTATTTCCAACGCTAAAGGCTACATTGTCAAAGGTCTGACCAGCAAATTTTACTCTAAATGTTACAACAGGTCGTTGCTCGATATGACCACCACCAATATTGATATTAATCATATCTACAATGTCTTTGATAATTCTCTTCCCACCAACAGTTGTAAAAAGAACTTTGTCGCCTTGTCTTGTAACATCAGTACCGTGTATAACTGGATGAGCTGAGTTACCACTATCTACCTTTGCAAGTATTTTACCAATGCCTTGTATATCGATCTCTTCGATAAGACCGATGACAGTTGCTTCGTAAAACTTTTTAAATGTATTCTTAGAGGTTCTCATAACCGACACTAAACATTATTGAATGATCGTCATCCTGCTCGTCATCTTGACAGCTACTGTCTTCTTTGTACTTGTAGTAGTCGTGTACACCACCGATATAGTCTGCAGCTTTAGCCAATTTAATTAAAGCCCATCCATCGAGATCAGATTTATGCTCGAGAATAGAAAGCAGTTCAGGTGTAACTTCAATAATTTTACGTAGCTGATTTAACGCCATTTCAATATCAGAAGACTCGCATTCGCCAGTCTCAGCTGTTTCATCTTCATTGTAACCGCCTTCAAATTCTAAGTGATCAGCAGGTACATTAGTAGTTACCATAACAGGCATAGCAGCCTCGCGTATGGTAGTATACGCCCTTGCTATATCATTAAGTGAGTGCCTCATACACTTATTTATGCTACACAGTCAGTGTTATTACGCTGTCGCAGCTTTTAAGAATTTAGCTTTAAGCTCATCAATAAACTTAGGACTCAAAACAAATCCTATTACGGATAGGTATGGGTTTTCGTTATTATGTAATCTATTTTCAAGAGCCTTAATGAAGTTATCTATACGAGATTTCTCAGCGTTAATAGCGTTTTGGGTATCAGTTTTAGCTTTAGTATCTTGATCATCGATCTGAAACATTGCTCTCTCAATATCCAACTTATACTCTTTAAGTGTAGCTACAAGAGCTGCTACCATCTTCTTCGATTCCAAAAACTCTACTTCACTAGCTGCATCACCATAGAATACATCTAACATTTCATCTAGTGTTTTAAACTTAGATCCACGTGTTTCAATAGCATCTGTAAGTTTTTGCATTTGCTTATCAGTCAGAATAAAGATGTCAGCATTTTTAAGAATATTATTCTTAAGCTCGTTATATAGATTCTTTCTATACTCTTTTAATGCATCAACACCTGCCCATTGTTCTACTCTACGACGACCGAAGTCTTCAAGATCAACCAACTTGGCAATTGCACCTGTCTCCATGTTTCTAATAATGGTACCTTCAATTTCTTTAGCACCAAGAGAAGACGGAACACTTCTAATACTTGATAGCATATTTCTCTTAACTAAGCTTTTAAGTCTTTCAAACTCTTTTACAGCTTTAGCCTTTAACATGGCTTCGTCTCCTGTTCTCTTTCTTGAAGCCATAGCAGCCATATTCTCTGCTGAACACACTCTAGTAATTTGCTTTTTAATAATATCTTTAATCTTGAGATCTACAGGTTTTTTGGTGTAAGCTTTCCAAGAACTTGTGTCATTTATTGTAGCTGCAACTTGCGCTAAGATATCTCTGCCTAGTTTTGTTGTAGACATATCTTCGCCCTTCTTGGTTGTTAGCTTCACAGCGCCAAACAGAACTACAGCACCATTACCAATAAGCTCTGGCGAATATTCAATAACATTCATATGAGCCTTACCAAATAGCTCTCCGAAGATTTGGATAGGTGCATCTAGTTTTTCTTGCAGACTAAAAAGCAGTTTCTTTATATTGCTTTTATTGAGAGCGTTTAAAAAGTTACCAAAACTCTCGAACACATCGTTTTCAAGAGCCTGTGCTAATTGAAAGAATTCATTTGCATCTGTAATAGGGTTACCGCGTTTTGATTTAACATATAGATTATTGTTCTCATCTAAACCAAAAGACACATTTGAACCATCATACTTTTCTGACACTTCCCATGCATCACTACTAAACAGATTACAGAAATCTTTAGGAGTCATCTGATCGATATGAGGAATTGCGACCATCTTTACAGCTTCACTCAAAATATCATCAGTTGTTTTTGTAAACAATTCATCAATATTACTATTAGTTACATTGCCAAAAAATGGTAATAGATAATTAAGAGCAGATTTCGCGTCATCAAGAGACATCTGACCTACGTTTCTACCTCTTGATGGGTCAGGAATTTTTGTTTTGATATTCTTAACAAGATTGTCCCAAATTTCTTGTTTTCTTGTTTGGTCAAATGTTGAAATTAGCTTAGCCATCTCAACAACATGCTTCATGTGTTCTGGTGTTTTAAATCCGAGAATGTTAGCAATAATTTGCAGTTCATTATAATTAACATTGCTCGCTTCGCCATTAGTAACAAATCTTTGAAGTTGATCATACTGAACTCCACCGCTACTATAACCCTTTTCTTTACCATCAACCATCCACGCGATTTTATATGCAAGACCACTTCCGCCAAGTGTATAGCGGATTTTAAATGTAACTTCGCCTTTTTTACCGTGTTTCTCAACAAATTTCTTATATTGATCAGTATTCTGAATTAATGCCTTGAGACTTTCAATCTTTTTGCTATCAATCGGTGTAGACGAAGTTATACCTCTAATTAAGAGATCTCTAACTACTCCCTTAACACCTGCAGCTATATCTGCAAAGCTAGAAAACTGAGTAAATTTCAGAAAATCTTCTTTTTCTGACATATTGACGATATCAATCTGTATAACCTGGCTTGAATCACCAACAACAACAGCAGCATTGACTTCACCGCCTGCAGCAGCTGCTGCATATTTGCCTGTAAATTCACTATTTAAGAAATTAGCTATATCAGCTGCACTAACACCTTGTGTATAATAAACATCTAGATCAATATCACCAAAATCTTTTTTAGATTGAAGTGCTTTATCGATTATTTCTGGTGTTTCAATCTCATTAGGTTCGGGCGCTCTAAAACCTGCTTTAATTGCAAACAATCTACTACTACCTAAAACATAGGATGGTTCTCTTACATCAATAAGCTTGCTTTTTCTTAAGATAGAAAGCAGGCTCTGTATCTCGTCAAGTACCGTTGGAGAAACTGTTGCGCGTGTATATTTTAGTTTTTGATTACCTGTTGCTGTAATTAAACCACTGACCAAATTGTCAGCAGCTTGACCACCTTCTAGCAACATTCTAAAATACGTTTTAAAGTTTATCATTATAATTGTTATTTATGGTTATATGTCCGAAAGAAGTGAACCAACTTTTACATCTTTTGTATCTGTCTTACGAGCTGAAACACGCTGTTTTTTAAAGTCACTCTCAGTATCTTGTGCAGATTTACGAACCATATTAGTATTTTTATCTATGTTAGCTTGTAACGAGAACCCAAACCCATCAGTTCTCACTGCGGTTCGTATGTTACTCTGAAGACTATTAACACGGTTCCAAACTTCTTGTATGTTAGATAAATCTTTAAAATTTATAAACTGCATCCAGATGTTATTACCACCTAAATTATTATTAAATGCAATCATCGAATCAAATTTTTGAGCTTCTTTATAAGCAAGCAACTGAACTACTCCTGCTACTTTAACAATAATACTAAGCGCTGGAAATTTACCCCTACGTTTAAAATAAACATAATTTTCTACAACTTCGCTTCTCAGATCTTCCGAACTTAAGAGAGATTGTACATCACTATTAAATTCATCAGTACCTGCTAGTATGCCTACTACATCAGCTATACCAGCAAATAACTCTTCATCATTTTTATAATCGCCATCAGCTAGTTCACTTAATGCATGAGCTGTATCAATCTTAGCACTCTTATACAGCCTGCCATTATAACCTTTAAGTTCAATATCTTCACTACCTACGCGTAAATCACCTTTTTGAGGCTTAACACCGTTACAAAAGAACGCTAAAAACAATTCACCTGAACCTGCTCTACCCATTACTGTCGAAGCCGGGCTTGTATTCCACGCTTCTGAAAAGTACTTATTATTTACGTTTACATTATCACCATAGATTGTCTCAATAAAACTGTCAAGTAGAATGCCTGTATTATTTTCAATACATCTAAGCATAAATTCCTCACCTGCTTTTAGTGTATTTTCATCTATAACAAAGCCGCCTTCCTCGACATAGCTCTGAAAAATATTCAAATTATCAGTAGTAGCACCATTATTTTTCTTGAGAACTGCCTGAATAATCTTTCTCGTTTCTATTGAATTAGTAGAGCCCAGCTTAATGTATCTTTTAAGAGTATCATTATAAAATTCGTCGTCAATATCGCCTAAAAGCTCATATTCATCACCATTTTTGCGGTATAATGAGACACTTTCGCTTAAACCTCTTACAATGTGTCTACTTTCTACAAAGTGACCGATTGGAGCTACTGCTTCTTTGTATAATTTACTTAGTTCTTTATTAGACATTTTAATCAAGTTCTATTTCCTCTACTGGAGATTCAAGTTCTGATAGATTATCCTCAAGTTCATTATCTTGCAATGACTGATTGAGTGTTTTTGAGATGAAATTTTCAATTTTAGTTGGGTCTACATCAGTAAACTCGTCTACTACAGGCTTAAGCATCATTAACTCATCATCTGTTGGTGTATGCGCTAAAGCCTTCATAATTAACTCTCTATACAACGGAAAAATCTCCTCAAGTGAAAGTTGAGATGGTTTAGCTTCAGGTTGCGGTTCGGGTTGTGGAGCCACTTCTTGTTCTGTAGCAGCAGCATCTTCTGCTTGAGGTTCCGTTGCATCAGCTGGTTGTTCTAATAAAACTAATATTTTATTAATGAGCTTAAGTGTCTTTGATTCTGTTTTTAATTTTTGATCACCTTTTAGATCTCTACAGAGGCTATTATCCATACAAATAATAGATGTGATTTCCTCAACAGTTTTCGCGATCGGAACGTTTACAGATTTTGAAATTCTTTTTATGTCGTTAGATATTCTTGTCTGAACATCTTTACTAAACAGCGTTGGATTAAAGATAAACGCATGCGTCAACACTTTAATCATATACTTCTGATTCTCGTCAATTACTGGTCCACCTGTTGGAGGAGCTGGTTGTTCGGCAGCCGGATCTGCTACAGGTTCGGGCTCTTGCTCATTTAATAATTGAAAATATCTCTCAAAGAGTTTATCTGTTTTTTTCATTATATCTTAATACCTTGGTTGTTTAGAATTAAAAGCTGTTATAGCACTTTTAAGTCTGTTTATTACAGCAGTGAATGAATTTACTGCTTGTCTATCAACTGTATCCTTCTGCTTAACCGCTCTCTGCGCATCTCTATTGATAGGAGCAAATTTTCCGTTAACAGGTGGCTCGGCTGCCAAATCTTTAACATTGCGATTAATAATAGAAGCTGGATCTTCACTATCTTCTTCTTCATCTCCACTAACTACAGATAGCTTAAGTGTCTTTCCTCCTACATCAACCATAATATTTTCACCGTCAGATGACACTTCTACGCTATCAATCAAGTTAAACAATTCTGCCAATTTATGCATCATTTCTTGCTTACTACCTACATCAACTGGCTTAGCCTGTTCCAATAATTTGAGAAATTTACTCATAAAGGTATTTATTTCAACAGCGCGAGTTTATTAGTACAATCTGTAAGTAAAGACTGTTCTACATACTTAAGATTATGAGACTTCGCGAAGTCTCTTAACTTTTTTATAAAGTTTTTAGGCTTGTTAGCATTATTTATCTTTAATATTTTAAAAACTTTACCTATATACTGTATATACACAGGATCTACCAGTCTTTTTTTAAAGAAAAATGTAATTTGATCATTAATGTGTAACTTTTTTGCTTCAACATACCCAACAATGAAGTTGTGGTAGAACAAACTCTCTACATCTTTCAGTGAGAAATCACAATTTAAACCTAAAATATCACACTGATAACATGTTTGAGCCAGTGAATCTTCAATAATTTTATGAAGATCAATAACTTTACATTGTTGAAGGTTTGTGTTTTGGTCTTGATACACGTATGTTTATAATGCCGTTGTAATATTGTTCATCAAAGAGAACCTCTCTTTCAATTTGCATTTTAATCTCACTGTATGCTAAATCAAATTTTGATTCACACCACTTTAATATCTCAAATGTAAAATTATCTTTACCGTGTGTTTTGATATCTTCATTTAGTTCTCTGCAAGATGAAGTATATTCTTTCCAATCTGTCTCTTTTTCTTCGTGACGCTTATTCTTTTTACCTTTAAGAGGTTTTCTTTTAAGTATTGTCAAACATTGTTTCTTTCCAATATACTTTTTACCATTAGTTTTATTTGTAATCAAGTAGATAAACCCATAAGGCTTAACAATTTCTCGATTATTCTCTAAGGAAAGTACCCAGTGTCCAAATTTTTTTTCCATTGACAGTTGATTTTATTTTTTTGAGTGTAAATAAATCTGAGGATTAAATGATAAAGGTGAAATAATATAATTTATTTCTTTTTACCTTTACGTTTCTTACGCTTTTTACGTTTTTTTGTTTTAACTCTACCTCTTCTAGAGTATACACCTAATAATTTTGGTACTCTTGCATCACCTCTAGCATAAAAATCTGATCCAGATATACTATTACTTGAATCTGGAGACCCGCCAAGTGCGTCAGATACAGTTATATTTTCATAAAACTGTTTAAATGTTTTTCGACCCTCCATTATAACTTTATTTATGCTGTAAAATTAACAATACCACATTATAGTTGATTTATTGTTAGTTATGTTTATAATGAATATGTGGATTTAATAAAAAAATATAAGGATGAGATAGGACAAGACCTTATAATTAATGATTTTAACATTAAAGAGGTACAATTACGTCTTCCATCACGTAAGCATTTCTGGGCAGCACGGTTAATTGATGCTAAAATTGAATTACATTCTTTACAAAAAGCTAAGAAAAATCTTAAAAAACAGCTTGTTAAGCGTATTCAAGAGACATCTCCTGTTAAATTAACGCCGCAGGCAGCTGAAATTGCTGCAGAATCTTCAAGTGAAATTAGTTCATTAAACGATCAAATTAAGGAGTACGAGTTCGTTATTGAGTACCTTGACAAAGCTACTTCAGTACTGAACCAAGTTGGTTGGGATATTAAAAACATCATTGAAATTCAAAAACTTGAACAATTGTGATTGAATTAGACTATAATAATAGCACTCAAAAGCTTTTAATACGTGGTGACGAAGAGATTTTTTCACAGATTCGCGAGCATTTTTCGGTACCGAATGATGTTCCAGCATTTATTCGTAGAAGATATAGGCATATTGCTAGTAGAAAGTACATAATTACCCCTACAGGACAGTGCGATTTAGGGTTATATTGGCAGGTTAGACAGTTTTTGATATCAAAATCCATCAATACTCCTGTTGTTTTGAGTAAAACACTACAGAAAGCACTGGAATCCCCTGTGTTTGACAGTGTTTTTACTGATATGACGTACAATTTACGTGATTATCAGTGCGAAACCATTAAAAACGGGTTAAAAACCGGTAGAGGACTGTGTATTCTCGGTACAGGTGCAGGAAAAACACTAACAACAGCGACTTTAATAGAGAATTACTATAGAAACTGTAGTAATAAGGTAACTTTTAAGTGTTTACTCATTGTACCTGACCTAGGTCTAGTAAAACAAACATATGATGAGCTAAAATTGTATGGTATCACCTATAAAACTACAAAGTGGACAGGTAGTGATGTACCAGACATGGATGCTAATGTAATTATATGTAATACAGGTGTATTATGTAGTCGTTTTGCTGATGAAGAATGGGTAAAGTATGTTGACCTACTAATAGTTGATGAGGTACACAGAGCAAAGCATGGTAATGAGTTAACTAAAATTGTTTCAAAAATAAAAACTCATAGAAAATATGGGTTTACAGGTACATTACCGCAAGATAATCTTGAGTTGTGGTCATTGTACGGTAAATTTGGACCGGTTTTGTATGAAAAACCGAGTGTAGAGTTAAGAGATGAGAAATTTTTAACAAATGTTGAAGTAACAATACTTGGTATTACATATAATACACGTGTAGAACAGAGAACAGACAGTAAATATAGGGATGAATTGGAGTTTATTTTTTCAAACCAGCAGAGAAATGACTTACTATATAAGTTATGTGATAAACTTAGCAATAACACTCTTATACTTGTTAATCAGATCGCTCACGGCGAAGCATTGTATGAGGTACTGAGTAAAAATACTGATAAAGCTGTCTTCTTTATATCTGGCTCAATGGATGTTGATGAGAGAGACAAGATAAAAGCTATAATGGAAGGTACAAATAATGTTGTCTGTATAGCTATTAGTGCTATTTTCTCAACTGGTGTAAATATTAAAAACATTCACAATATTATTTTTGCTAGCGGAGGTAAATCATTCATCAGAACAGTTCAATCTATTGGTAGGGGGCTACGTTTGCATGAAAATAAAACACTACTTAACATCTTTGATATTAGAGACGAGCTAGAATATAGTAGACAGCATAGCGATAAACGAAAAGAGATATATAAGAAAGAGTTTATCAGATATACTCAGAAAAATGTTAAACTAGCTTGATTTATACCCTACATCTGATATAATACGGTTATGGCTAAAAACAAAGATAAGGAGAGATACTATGTCGAACCAAAAGAGTTTAGTAGATCACTTAGAGCGTTTTACGAAACAGATGTTTTGACGGACGATCTCGCAGAGAACATTAATAAGATTGCATATGGTTTGAGTTATAGTAGTTCGTTTATTAATTACACCTATAAAGAGGAGATGATTGGTGATGCTCTTATTAAAATGTACTCTGCTCTTAAACGTAAAAAGTATAGTTTCGATAAAAGAACAGATCGAGGTGGTGCGGATGAGTGTAATCCCTTTTCATACTTTACGACAATCGCGTATAATGCTTTTGTAAACAGAATTAAAAAAGAAAAACGTCATCACGAAGCGGAAAAGAACTACCGCGAACGAGTCTATGCTGATATAATGAGTGATCCAAAAACATGTAACAGTTTTGTATATGTATCACCTACCAAGAGCGATGACGATGACTACTACAATGAAGATTAATCAAAAGAAAGTAGCTGTAATATCGGATCTTCATCTCGGCGTACACTCAAATAGCTCTAGATGGCATGAAATTGCAAGAGAGTGGGTTGATTGGTTTGCAGAAGATATTCGTAGAAGAGGTATAACTGATATTATTTTTTGCGGAGACTGGCATCATAACAGAAGTGAAATTTCTGTTAATACACTACAGGTATCTGCAGATATATTGAATGCATTATCAGAGTTTAACCTTATTATTCTTATAGGTAATCACGACATCTATTATAAACACAGAGTAGATGTGCATTCAATGTCTGTGTTTAAGGGCCGTAGTAATGTAACTATTATTGACGATGTTAAGACAATTACTGCGTTTGATAAAATTCTCACATTCTGCCCATGGAATACTGCAATCGAACAAATTCCAAATAGTGATATTATCTTTGGTCACTTTGAAATCGAAAGCTTTAACATGAATGGAATGAAGGTATGTGAAGATGGTCTTAAGATAAAAGACGTTGTTTCGCGATCTCCATTGACGATTTCAGGCCACTTTCATACTCGTCATGAAAAGAAACTTAAGAAAGGAACTATTCTGTATTGCGGTAACCCATTTCAGATGGACTTTAGCGATGCAAACAACTCCAAAGGTTACTATATACTTGATATAGATACAAATAAATACGAGTTTGTTGAGAATTGTATCTCTCCACGATATGTAAAGCTATCTCTTGGCGAGTTAGCATATAATAACTATTCTGCTACTGAATTAAGCACGTTACTTAAGGGTAATTTTGTTAAAATTAAAGTTGATAAAAGTGTTACAGTTGATGATATGACACTTTTAACTCGTAAGCTGTCTCTGCTACAACCAGAACATATAGCTACTGAGTATGATATCATCATTAACGATGAGCCTGCGTTTACAAATAAAGATCTTTCAGGTATTAATATCGAAGAAGCTATTGAGGAGTTTATTAATATTCTTGATGTTGAAAATAAAAAGGATATACTTGGATACACAGTTGATCTGTATAAGCGTTGCTTAGTATGAAGAGAGTAATTTTTGATAAAATAGTCCTACAAAATTTCTTATCTGTAGGAGAAGAACCAGTCTCAATAGAGTTTAACACAGGTATTAATGTTATTACAGGCAATAACCTCGATAAACCTGATAGACAGAATGGCATTGGAAAGAGCACGCTCGCTGATGGTATTAATTTTGCTATCTTTGGAGAGACTCTAAGGCCTTTACCTAAAAAAGATCTAATTGTAAACAATATTATTGGTGGTACTGCAGTAGCAGAGTTAAGGTTTCGTGTTGAGACTACTACAGGTTCGAACTCATATCATATTATTAGAACTCTAAATCCTAATAAGGTTCAGTTTTATGAAAATGATATAGATATTACTAGAGATAGTATTGCTAATACTACAAAGCATATCTGTAGTATTATGAGTGCATCAACATCTATCTTTCAAAACTGCGTTATTATGTCTGTTAATAACGCTACATCATTTATGTCAAAGAATAAAGTCGAGAAACGTAAGTTTATCGAAGATATCTTTGGTATGGAGGTCTTTAGTAAGATGGTTTCAACTATTAGACAGGAGTATCTTGAAACTAAAAGAGAATATGATATTGGCAATGCACGTCTCGAGGAGTTAACCTCGACATATAACTCGTTTGTTACACAACAACAAAAGCTCGAAGAGCGTAAAAATGAAAAGAGAGAGTTATATTTGTCTCGTCAAAAAAGTAACGCAGATGAGATTACTAATATAGCAGCACAGATTGAAAATATTAGCATTGTTGATGTTAGTAAAGCTAATGAGACGATTGGTAAGCTTGAAGAGTTAGATAGTAAAACTGAAGATGAGATTACTCAGAAGGTTGAAGCTATAGCTGATATTAAAAGCTATATAAACCAGCAGGCATCAAAGTATAAAACAATAGGTACATCAGATGCAACATGCCCTGTCTGTTTAAGACCTGTAACAGAGCACGATAAAGAACTTATTGATTCAGAAAAAACTGCTATCAAAAAGGATATTACTGAATGCACTAATAATCTAAGTGTAGAAAATCTTGCTATTCAAAGCTTGAGAGAGAAGAGAAATAAAATAAAAACAGCTATAGATACAACACGTAAACAGATAGTTGCTAACAATCTCAATATTCAAAAACTACGTAATCTCGAAGACCGTATAGCTCAATTGAATAAGTGGCAAGATGAACTTGATGAAGATTTGAAGCATCTAGAGGATAGTAGTGATGAGTTTACTTCTCATATTGATAACGCTCGCTTACAAAAAGATGAGGTAAGCGATAGTGTAAATAAGCTTAATAAGACTTTATCTAAACTTGATGTAGTTAAGTTTATTGTAAGTGAGGAAGGCGTTAAATCATATATTGTAAACAAACTTCTCGAACTACTTAATAGTAAATTGCATTACTATCTTAAAAAGCTAGATTCTAACTCGCAGTGTATATTTAATGAATACTTTGAGGAAGAAATTGTTAACGATCAAGGTAAGGTTTGTTCCTACTTCAACTTCTCCGGAGCTGAGCGCAAAGCAATCGACCTTGCATGTTTGTTTGCGTTTTCTGATATACGTAGACTTCAAGGAGGTGTTAGCTACAATATAGCTATTTATGACGAGTTGTTTGACTCGTCTTTTGATAGTAGGGGTATTGAGATTGTAACTGATATTCTTCTCGAGCGTGCTGAACAGCTTTCAGAGTGTGTATATGTAATATCACACAGAAAAGAATCGCTCAAAGCAGTTACGGGCGATATTATTTTCCTTGAGAAATCAGGCGGTATAACACGTCGAGTTAATTACACCGAATAAGTTGATAAGATCAAATTCTCATATACATATTAATATGTATAATTCCTCGCCTTATCCGCAACCATTCGTAACTCCATTTGGTGCTTTCGCGCCAGAGCCTGCGAAAAAATCTAAGCCAGTTCCTGTAGAAGCTAGCACACCGCGTTTCTTAAACTACGCTGGCGACTATTCAGGTTGCGGTGCATATAGATTGCTGTGGCCTGAGTATCTAGTTAACATGATGGGATTAGGAATGTCTAACACTGTTACATCAATGATACTCGACCCGCGTTGGTATGCTGGTGTAAAGTCGGTAAAATTTCAGAGGCAGGCATCTCCTGAGCAGAAGGAGTTTATGAAGTATATCAGACAGATTGGCGCTGAACACGGCTTCAAAATGATTTACGAGGTAGATGATGTTGTTTTTAGAGAGGATATTCCAAATTACAATAGATTTAAGTTTGCTTTTGATACAGACGAGGTACGCAATAACTGTATCGAAATGATCAATATGTGTGATGAAGTCACTCTTACTTGTGATTATATTCGCAATCTCTACAAGGAAAAGACGGGTAAAAAAGAAGTGACTGTAATTCCGAACTTTGTACCATACTTTTGGATGGGTCATCTCTACAACCCTAATCGTATAAAAGATCAATACTTAAAAAATAAGCGAAAGCCACGGATCTTGTATACTGGTTCAGGAGCACACTACGATGTTGATAATAAAAACAACGGTATTGATGACTTCTCGCATGTTATTGATATGGTGAGAAAGACAGTTAACAAGTATCAGTGGATTTTTGTTGGGTCATATCCTCCGAAGCTAGTAGATCTTGTAATTCAAGGTAAGATAGAATACCATTCATGGAAATCCTTGCAAGAATACCCATCATTTATTAATGATCTTAACGCACAAGCCATGATTGCACCACTGCTTGATAACAGCTTCAATAGATCAAAATCAGACATTAAGTATATTGAAGCATGTACACTCGGTTTACCGTGTCTTTTACAAGATATGGAGACTTATAAAGATGCTCCAGATTTTCTCAAGTTTAAAACAGGTGATGATCTCGAACAAAAACTTGATCAAATTCTATCAGACCGCAAGCAATACAATAATAACATTGCTATGCTTCGCGAGATAGGAGAATCGCGATTCCTCGAGAGACCAGAAAACATTGGATGTCATATAGAGGCGCAAACAACACCGTTTGGCTCTCCAGATAGAGTCTATCTTAAGAAGTGGAATCCTTAACGAACTATCCTATACTATGATAGATGTATAGGAACGCAGTATACGATAGCCGATCAAGGTCTATTAAGCTTTTTACATGGGACGAGGATGGTAACAGAGTTAGTTACGATACATCCTTTAGTCCCTATCTTTATGTGGAGGATACAAAGGGTGAGAAAAAATCGATTTATCAGACACGTGTAACAAAGAAGGTGTTTAACACATCTTATGATAGAAATAAGTTTGTAAACACATCTGGCATTAGACGAATATATGAAAATATATCGACTGTGCAGCAGTATCTATTAGACACATTTTGGAAGGTCAATGAAACACCGGAATTTACTAAGAACGATCTCAAAGTAGTATTTCTCGATATTGAGACATACAGTCCATCGAATGAAGGGTTTCCAGATACCAATAACCCAACACATCCGATTAATGTAATTACGTGTTACGATACTCTTAGTAAGACATACTATACATTTGGTACAGGTGCTTATAAGACGGACCGTAAAGATATTGTTTATACTCATTGTAAGAATGAGCGCGATTTGTTTATCAAGTTTATCGAGTATTTGGAAGAAGATTACCCGGATGTGTTATCAGGCTGGTCGTCCGAGTTCTTTGACATACCTTACATTATTAATAGGTGCGAGAGACTAATGGGTGAAGATTATGTAAATCGCTTATCACCAACAGGACGTGTTTATTTTCGTGAGATTATAGGTAAGTACGGCAAGCAACAAAAGAGATATTACATCGAAGGTGTATCGTGTATTGACTACATGGATATCTATAGACGCTTCTGTCTTAAGTTGAGAGAGTCATATAAGCTTGATGCTATTGGTGAGCTCGAGTTAGGTATGAACAAGATCGATTATGGTGATATTGACCTTGCGACTCTTGCTGATACTGACTGGAATAAGTTCATTGATTACAACATTATGGACGTTAACATTATTGTCAAGCTAGAAGAAAAGCTGCAATATGTTAACCTGTTAAAGATGCTTTCTTATGTTGGTCTTACGACCTTAGAAGGTGCAATGGGAACTCTGTCGGTTATTACAGGTGCTTTAACTATTAGAGCGAGAAATAGAGGCGAGATTATATCAACCTTTATACGTAAACAAGATAGTGGTAAGAATCCTGGTGCATATGTGTCTGAGCCAAAGAGAGGGTTTCAGTCGAATGTGGTATCCTTCGATGCTAACTCTCTATACCCGAATGTGATGATTTCTCTTAATCTCTCTCCAGAGACAAAGGTAGGACGCGTCGAGAAGGTTAACGATAGTACAGTTAATATTCATCATGTATCTGGTAAAACGCTAACGCTTACGAATGAGAAGTTCGCACAGTTTATTAAGCACGAGGAGTGCGCTCTATCTAAAGCAGGTTTCCTATTTACCCAAAAACGAAAAGGTATTATACCTGAGTTTCTCGATTACTATTACGATCAACGTAAGATTGTAAAGGGTAAGCTAGCTGATCTCAAGAAGAAGCAGTACGAACTAAATGAGAGATATAAAACTGATAAGTCAAACGCTGACCTAGAGAAACAACTCAGACAGGTAGCAGTAGAGATATCAAGAGCTAACACCTTGCAGATGGTTCAAAAGGTTTTGTTGAACTCAACATATGGGTTCATGGGCAATAAACAAGCTCCAATTGGTGATGACGATATTGCTTCCTCTGTTACACTTACCGGACAAGCTGTTATTAAGCAAGCTGGTAAGTTGCTGCAGCAGTTTCTATCTGACAACTTCGGTGTAACAGATCAATCTGAACTTGATAGTAGCTGGATTTATTCTGATACTGATAGCTGTTACTTCTCACTTAAGTGTATTGAACATGCTGTACCGCTTTGTGATGAGTCAAAGAATATAACTGATAAGTTTTATAAAACAATTCAAGACATTGAAAACTATCTTAATGACAATATTAACAAGTGGGCTGTAAGTGCGCTGAGATCGAAAGATTCGAGATTTATCTTTAAACGTGAATCTATTGCAGATACTGCGTTGATGTTACAGAAGAAACGATATGTTATTCATGTACTCGATGATGAAGGCATTAAGTCGGATAAGTTTAAGTATACAGGAGTAGAGGTTGTTCGTACATCTATGCCAAATGCTGTTAAACCCTACGCTAAGAACATTATCGAGACGATGTTAACTACACGCTCACGTCAGTTAACAAATAAGGCTCTGAAAGAGGCATACGATATATTCAAGACTTTGCCCGAAGAGGATATAGCATCAGTTATGGGGTTAAAGGGGTACGAGAAGTACAGTCCTAAGTGTAAGGATATGAATGTAGGTAAAGGTACACCTATTCATGTAAAGGCTGCGTATCTTCACAATACTCTTACTAATAAGCTAGGTATTGATAATAAGTATGAAGTCATTAACTCAGGTGATAAGGTGCGATACCTTTATGTGCAACAACCTAACAAGTATAAGATTGATGTTATTGGTTTTAAATATACCTACCCAGAAGAGTTTCGCGACCTCTTTAAGATTGATTATGAGAAAATGTTTGAGAAAATTCTATATCAGTCTATCGAGAGATTTTATGAATGTGTTGATTGGCAGATTCGTAAACCTAGTATGAATATTAGAACTGAACTCGCTGATCTTTTTAGTTGATAAAGTTTGTGATAACTGTAAATAGTTTGTATGGAATATTTAGATTACCCGGTTTATGATGAAACAGCTAAGGCACATCCAGCATACTGGAGAGGAAAAGCAAATGGAATTAATGCAGTACTTCAGGTAGTAGCTAACATCATGCAAGGAGTTGATGATGGTTCTGGTACTAATAACCACAAAGATATTGAAAGTATGAGACGCGCATTGCTTACATGGAGAGAGCGAGTAGATCTTTCTTTTGATAAAACAAAAGGAAAACAAAAAGTTGAAAAAGAAGACTAATAGTTTATTATTAACAAGATGAGTGACATTCAAGTAATTATCGACCATATCGGTCGCGTGGTAGTAGGTAAAGTTGTTGAAAAAACAGATGCAACTCTTACATTGAACAATCCGATTATTCTACATGTACAGCCTAATCAAAGTCAGTTACAGGTTCAATCATTTCCATATATTTTTATGGAGCTTTTGACACCTGAGTCAAAAACCCAAAATAACTGGACTTTTAACCGTGCATCGATTGTAGAAAGCTCTGTAGAGCTTAATAGCGATATTATTAAGCAGTATCACAGCTTTAATACTCCTCGTCCTGCTCAGGACGAACCAGAGGTAATCAAGTTATTTTCTGACGACTAAATCTTCTAAGAAGTACTTTTGTTTTACCTCTAACTAGGCTGCAGACTGAATCGAGACTGCAGCCTAGTTTTTTAGCAGCGTCCGTCGCAGAGTTAAAGGTAAGTATTTTGTCTTCATATATATCATAAATTTGCACAAAGAGCGAGTGTGTTGGTTTACAGCCTTTTTTTGCTCTAGATATAGCTTCGCAGTGCGATTTGGATTTTTGTTTACCGCGAGATGCAGCACTAATACCAATCGCTCTACGTAAGACAATTTCAGTTGACGGCGTAGGGTATTTCTTACCTTTGTTCGCACCTCCATTCCCTCCACATCCTGTATACTTAATATTATAACCGTTATTAACAGCATTATACATATGTATGTAGTGTTCTTCTCTTGCTCTTGTAATACTGTTATCGCCAACTAACTCAATTACAGAGAATTTAAAATTTTCTATACCGTATTTGTTAATGGCTGTTAGAAATTTTCTATTTATGCTATTTTTATAACAGTTTTTATAAGCCTGCCAACGCTTATAAAAACTGTTAGTAGTACTGCCGATGTAAACTTTTTCAGTTATAATATTTGTTATTTTATAAACTCCAGTTAATTTAAGTTGGTGTGTAGGTACGTCTAGTATCATAAAAAATATTTATAGAGTAGTCTTTTTATTTTGTATAAATAGAGTTATGAGCTTTGACGAACTAGTGAATATGTTATTAACTGAAAATTACGCTGATGGTAAAAAGCCAGGCCGTAAAGGTTTAGCAAAAAGAAAAGGTGTCAACTGTAAAAAGAGTGTAACAGAGCTACGTAAGATTGCTAAAAATAGTAGTGGTGAAAGACAACGTATGGCTCACTGGTGCGCAAATATGAAGAGTGGACGCAAAAAGAAAGGTAAATGAGACACTAGATTATAATGATTATTATAGTATAATCTAGTATATGGCAAAAAGTTCAATTGAAAAAGAAGTAGAATCAGCTTTGGATTTGCTAAATGAAGCTAATCCTTATGCAACATGGCTAGATAAGAGTACCCTGAGTAGGGTTGATGATTGGATCGATACAGGCTCATATGCACTTAACGCAATTATATCTGGCTCGTGCTTCAAAGGTATTCCAGCTGGAAGAGTAACTGTTCTTGCTGGCGAATCACAAACATTTAAGACAGGTTTCTTGTTGCGCATTTTGGCGAATGCTCAGCAGATGGGTAAGCATGTAGTTATCTTTGATACTGAGAATGCTGTTGATCCGGAGAGTGCAGAAGCTGCAGGTCTAGATATTTCAAAAGTAAAATATGTGCCGTGTAAGACTATCGAACAGACACGTAATTCTATTTTTAATTTCCTCAACAGAGTAGAAGAGAAGCAGTTAAGTGGTCAGTTCGTTATCGCTGTAGACTCTCTGAGTAACCTTCAGTCAGAGATGGATTTTAAGCGAATGGATAAAGATAATACAAGTCAGGATACGGGTACTAAAGCTAGAGCGATGAAAACGCTTATGCAAACTTTAACTAATATGGGTGCTCTTACACGTACTACAGTTATCTGTACATCGCATGTGTACGATAACCCGATGGAGCTCTTCCCATCATTAGAGAAAAATATGCCAGGTGGTAAGTCTGTAATTTATCTCCCATCTGTAACTGTACAGATCGCTCGTAAGCCTATGAAGGATGATGGCGGCAAGACGATCGATAAGACAATTGCAGTCGGTCAGAAGAGTTATAGCGGTGTTATTCTAAGAGCTCTTACGCGTAAAAATCGATTCATTAAGCAATATCTTGAAGTAGAGATGTACCTTTCGTTTGCCAATGGATTGAACAAGTATCACGGCCTGCTCGATCTACTTGTTGGTTTCGGTATTCTTGTTCAAACTGGTTCAACTTACCAGCTGCCAGATGGCACTAAGCTAGGATACTACAAAAATTTTAGAAAGAATGTTGATTTATGGGAAAATACATTCATACCAGAGCTCGAAAAGAAAATTGCGGTTGAATGGAAGTACTCGACATCTAACTCATCACAAGAAGAGCAAGATGATGAAGTAGATGAAATTCTTGAAGATTATGAAACAGTTGAAGACAGTTGAGTTTATTCAATGGGTATGGAAGACTGTTTTTAATATAGAAAAATCAAAGACAGTTATAAAAACGATCTTAAAGCAGGTGCAATTAAGCTTAATGATCGTAAACTAACAGAGAAAGATATTATTATACATGATGACAAATAACAAACTCGTTCTAGCATTTTCCGGTGGTATGGATTCGTCCGTACTATTGTTTATGGCGGCAGATAGAGGCTATAAGGAGATACACACAGTAACCTTTGATTATGGGCAGAGACACAGCAAAGAATTGCAGTGTGTGGAACTTCAAAAGCAAAACCTGATAAAGAAATATCCTAATGTAAAATTTACAAATAAGATATTAGACGTATCTTACATTAAAGGTATCTCACCTACTTCGTCTCTTACCAATCTAGATATTGACAATCCTGATATTAGTAAGATGGCTGGAGATGCACAACCTGTATCATATGTACCGTTTAGAAATCAAATGTTTTTAAGTATTTGCTGTGCTTATGCTGAAAGCTTAGGTGCACAGGATGTTTGGTATGGAGCAGCACAAGTAGATTCACTAGCAGGATACTGGGATACAACAGATATGTTCGTATCTAAGTATAACGAATTAGTATCACAAAATAGACAACATCAAATTAAGATAGATGCTCCTCTTCTAACTATGTCTAAAGCTGATATTGTTAGAGAAGGAGTGCGTCTAGGTGTTAAATTTAGCGATACATGGACATGCTATAGTAATAGAGAGGACGGCTTAGCTGATGCCACGACACCATCCTCTAGTCTACGTATAAGAGGCTTTATCGAAGCTGGTTACGTGGATCCTATCATATATGCTCAGCAAGATAAGCTTGACGAGCTTTATGAAATAGAACACTGCACTAAATTAGAGACCGTAGTTTCTTAATTCGTTCAGTTGCCAGATTGTCTTAGGCTTCATCCGCTCTTTAAATGTAACAGTTTGTGGAGCGGGTGCTTTTCCATACGACTTACGAGTCATCTCTGTTAAATAAACAGAAGTGTAACTTTCGGAAACCATAGACTCTTCTTCACAGTTACATTCTTCATCCTCGCAACCGCATCCATATTCTTCGTCTTCGGTGCTACCACTACGCTTTTGTAATTCTTTTACAATATCGTTAGCGTTTGTAAACTCAGTGCTACCTTCAGCATCAACAAGTGTATATGGTTCATTTGGATTATCAGTAATAGCAACAAAAATATCAGCATAATGACCAGCTCTCATCGGTATACCATAGAGCTCGATAATTTTATCAGCGTCAGAATAATATGTATTTAACCCCGGTTTTGCTGCTTTAAATCCAAGTCCTTTTAAAAGATGTTTAAGTGTTTGAACTCCGCCTTCTTCATCCTCTTCACCTTGTGAAACAAACCCACGCTTTTTAGCGAGCCCTTCTTCCCAGTCTTCTGTTTCGCCATCGTTGTCAATGTCAGCTTTTTCAGGATCATACTCCTCATCTTCTGATGGTGAACCTGCATTGAGGTCTACAATGATTTGGTCGCCATCAATATCTGGGTAAGCTCTCATAACAAGAGTGGTAATCATATCCTGAACATCTTCGACATCAGTACCAAAAGAACCTGTAGGGCCTTCAACATTTAAACCACGACGAGTTTTTTCTGCAGTGTACTTACCTTGTTTATTAAAGAACTTTACTAATTTATCGATGAGCGTATCACGAACTTCGCCGACATCACCAATAGAAATATCGATATCATCGAAATCAAGATTAACATCCTCAGCGCCTTTAAGGCCTAACCCTGCGCTGACAATACCGCGTCCTTCTTGACCCATTAGAATTTTATCGGTAGTATCGAGAGTACTTACAAGTACATCTACTGCATTTTGTACACCGCTATCCTCACTCTTTGCAGCAGCTTTAAGAGCTTGCTTCTGCATCTTATTTTGTGCAGCTACCTTCTTCTTCTCTGCACGCTCAGCAGCTTGCTTTGCATACTTCTCAGTACGACCGCCGCTACCGCCTTCAACACCGAGATTAGCCATTGTATCGCGGCCTCTGTTGATAGTTGCTCGGTTAATATAATCTTCAAGAGCTTCTGGCATCGCATCAGCAATTTCTTGACTTTTAGCTACGATATCTGCACTCTTAGCTTTAATAACATCAAGCAAAGCTAATTGCTTACCCTTAAATCCCGCAGCCTTAAGTACAGAACTTAACTCAGCAGAGTCAATAATATCAAGATTATTTAAAAATGTTGCGATAAATTTGACAGTGTCGTATGGCGCAGAACTCATCCCACGTGCTGACATTTGTTTTGTTACTCCACCGAACGATGGGTGAGAAGAAGCAAATGGAGACACTTTTGCTTCAGCAACAATTGCATATCGTTTAAGTAGATTATCGAAAGATCTCATATATACTATATTTATACAGGGTAGTAGTAATATTTAATATATGTGCGCAATAGTATCATCAACAGATGTAAATAGGTTTAAAAGATTAGTCGATCTTAATAAGTCGAGGGGTACATTCGCTTCAAGTCTTGTTAGAATTGATAAAGACTCTATTAGTATTGATAGATTTCCGGGGTTATTTGACATGGATAATCTTGATAGAGATATCAAGGAACATTTTATAGGCCATGTACAAGCACCGACATCGGATGTACGTGAATGGGATGTAAAAACCTCTCACCCATTTGAAACTTTAAACTGGCTAGTGTTTCATAATGGTGTCTTAACGAACCATAAGGAACTAGATCCGAATATACGAGTAGATACTCAGTGTATAGTTAATCTGCTCGAAGAATGCAATGATATACAGTCTGTAGTTAATAGACTCAAAGGTACTTTTGCACTATTTATAATTAATAAAAAAACATACGATAAATTTATACTTAGACAGGGTTCGTTACTCCACTATAACGATCAAGGTGATGTATCATCTCTATTTGTTGAAGGTATGAAAATTATTCTAGAAGGCGTTATTATGAAATATGATAACAGCAGCTGGATAGAATACGGTAAGTTCGATACACAATCCCCATTTATTTTTCTATGAAAACATTTTTTTTCTCAGCAACTAAAGGTAAAAAGGAAGATACACTTCTCTATAAGAATAATAAGAGTGACTATAACATCTTCTTTAAAGAAGACAATACACAGCCACTAGCAAAACTGTATAACAAGGCGATTGAATTTTCGCTAAACGAAGATATTGAAACTCTTGTTTTAATGCATGACGATATCATCGTCGAATCCGATCTTTTTAAGAAGCTTCAACAGTTACAAGTTGAATATGATGTAATTGGTGTAGCAGGTTCAACACAGTGTAAGTTAGAAGCACCTGCTTTATGGCATTTAATGGGTGGTGGGTTTAATAGCGGTAATCTACATGGCGCTGTAGCTCATTTAGCAGAAGATGGAAAGAAGCATATGACATCGTTCGGAGTATATCCTCATAGAGCTGTTCTTATCGACGGTGTGTTTATGGCTATTAAGCGATCTGTATTTGAAAAAGTTAAGTTTGATGAATCCAATCCTGCTGGTTTTCACTTTTATGATCTTTCTTATAGTCTTGAAGCACATAAACAAGGTTTTAAGGTCGGTGTTGGTGATATTATGATTACTCATGCATCGCCAGGCTTGAGAGAGTTCACAGATGAGTTTAATGCAGGCCAAGAATACTTTCTCAATAAGTGGAAAGATAAAAAAGTTGAATAATATAACACCAAGACTATTCTTATACCAGTGAGTAAATTAGATAACGATTTTTTTGAGAAGATTCTTTGCTTTAAAGCACTTTCAGACTCTACATATCTCGCGTCTATTGCGGATTATGTTAAGCCAGCATATTTTAAAGATAAGAACATTGGTACAATCTTTAAAATTATTACAGCATTCTATGAAAAGAGGAACAAGCTTCCTAATAACACAGAACTTAAATCGTATCTAACGACTGATGAGTTAAAAGAGTCATATAAGACTGTAATCGAATCGTTGAGATCAATAGATAAAAACCTCGATAAAGATGAGTTGTATGATAATACTGAGCGCTTCTTAAAAGAGAAAGCAGTTTATCATACTATGCTTGAAGTCGCGGGTGATATTGCATCCGGTGAGATTGACACATCTTCTATTTTATCAAAGATAGAAAAATCGTGTAGTATAAATCTTGTAACAGATAAAGGACTAGACTTATACGGTGATGTTGATAAAATTATTGAAGATCTTCAGTGTGTGCAGCAATCGATTCCATCGAAATGGCCATGGCTCGATGATTTGCTGAATGGAGGGTTTCTAAAAGATGGAAGAGCGTTATATATCTTCGCAGGTGAATCAAATATAGGTAAGTCTATCTTTTTAGGTAACATTGCTGCAAATATTGCAAATCAAGGTAAAACAGTATTGCTTATTACTCTCGAAATGTCGGAACTACTTTACGCTAGACGTATTTGCTCTAACATTACGAAAATAGCGATCAACGACCTATCTACAAGCACTGGTACACTGAAGACAATGCTAACAGAAAATCGTGATGATACGAATGGAAGAATCTTAATCAAAGAATTTCCGCCATCTACTATCACTCCTAACTATCTTAAAGGCTATATTAAAAAGATAACTGATACAGGTATTAGAATTGATGCGATTGTACTGGATTATATCAATCTAATGCATTCAACTGTGGGTAATAACTCATATGAACGTATCAAATACATTGCAGAACAAGTACGTGCAATGTCGTATACATTTGAGTGTCCTATTATATCTGCTACTCAGATTAACCGGTCTGGATTTAATACCGAGAACCCAGATATGACTACAATATCAGAGAGTATTGGCTTGTGTGCTACTGCAGACTGTATCGCGTCTATTTTCCAGAATGATGAAGATAGAGAGTTAGGGGTAATTAGGTTAGGTATGATGAAAAATCGATATGGTGCACGAGGAACTACTCAAGCGATGCGAATAGATTACTCGACTTTATCTATTTTACAGTCAGATGAGGATCCAGTTATGTCAGATGATTTTAGTGATAGTACATTTAAAATACTAACAGCTTTAAGTGAAGCGTAGCAATTTGCTATATGCTAAGTAAATACACTGGTGAATATAGCTATATGGACAGATAATGATCTTGATGGTGCAGGATCGGCGTTAGCTCTACAATTAATGTATGGTGATAACCGTGCGAATTTTTCCGTCTTTGATGTTAATGATGGGAATTTTGCAGGCACTTACAAAGGGTGGGCTGCTGCTAACTATGATAACTTTGACAGAATTTATATTGTCGATGTTTGGGTGCCAGATGAAATTGTTTCTGTTGTAGATCATGAAAAAGTTGTAATTATAGATCATCATAAGTCTCATGTAGACGTTAAAGATAGATATAAGACAGCAAAAGTTATTATTGAAGACTGTTCATCTTGCTGCAAACTCATCCTACAAAAGTTTGGAAAGGTATTAGATAAGACTTTGACACAAGCGCAAAAAGAGTTATTCGGTCTTGTTGATGATTATGATAGTTACAGCCTAGTGTACCCTGATACACTAAAGCTGAATTCCATTTATCATAGCTATAACGCACCAAAGGGCGAAAAGTTTATACAGCGATTTAAAAATGGTGTAGGTTCATATACATCACACGAACAAAATGCGTATAAGCTGTTTTGTAACAAGCTAAAAGATGCTATTGATAACGCAACATATTTTAAAGGACAAATAAAGGGTTATAGTGTAATTAGCTGTGTAGCAAATAGTAGTATAAACGAACTAGCACACTACGCTCTTAAAAAGCATAACGCTGATATTGCAATTATTGTTAACACTGCTTCACAGAAAGTTTCTTTTCGTAAGAAAAAAACTGGTTGTGATATGAAACTTAATAAATTAGCGGAAATTTTATGCGATGGAGGAGGCCATGAATACGCTGCAGGCGGTACAATCACTTCACAGTTTCTTAACTTCACAAAAACTTTAGTACCATGCACCTAACACCAGTAGTAAATCCATCGCAAAATATTATTGATCGTGAAACTGAACACATGCTTTTAAGTTTCTGTTCTTTGTGCACTTTACTTAAAGGCAAAAAGTTGAGTTTTCAGAATGTATTTGTCCTGACGCTTCAAGATGAGAAGCTGAGAGAAGTATGTAAAGAGTTAATTGGAGTTGATTCTAACATAGAAGTGTCTAGAATATTCTTAGAGTACGATCCTACTATTACTAAAAGTAAGTATATTACGAAGTACTTGAACTCTAAGAAAAAATTATGTCGTTAAGTGAATTTGAAAAAAGACTCTATAATTCATATAATATCGCGTATCGTAAAGCAAACAACAAGCCGTTCAAGGTAAGAAAAGATTTTACAGCTATCGATGCTACGACAACACTCGTACTACGAAAGCTTTCGTCTCTATTTGAAAGAAACTCATCGATAAACATTGATGAGTTTTTTATCGCGCCATATAAAGTCTATGGTACAGTAGACTATACACCTATAGATTTTTTTCTTACACGTAAAGCGTTAAAATGTTATACTACATACGTTAAGTCTCGTGAAAAGGAAGATCCAGATAGTGATGAAGTTATTGAAAGGTGTAAAAACGCTTGTGCATTTATATACAAGTACTGTAGAATAAATAATATTACACTAGATCAATATAAGTCGATGATTGTTGGTACAATGCCAATTATTATTCAACATCTTAAAGATCATAGCGTCAACTTTTACGTGCTCCATGCTTTGGACTGTAATAAAAATTTAAGGTCTGTTGGTCAAGAACTACTTGATTTTTTAATTCCAGACTTTAATATCATTAATAATGAAACGAGAATTAATTACTGTAAGTCAACTAAACTAAAACATACATTAAGTAAGGCTCTTGACATTATCAAACAACAACTAGAAAAAACAAACAAACAACAGAAAGAAAACAAATAATATGAGTAAGGCATTTAATAATTCAATGTTCCAGTCGATTAAGGACGCTCTTGCAAAGAACAATAACGAAAATGGTGGCAATGCTACTTACACGGAGATCATGAAAACGACTCCGGGTAATACATACACTGTACGACTACTACCATTTGCAAGTGATCCGAAGAATACATTCTTCCACTACTTTAATCATGGCTGGGTATCATTTGCAACAGGTCAATACGTACAAGCGCTTTCGCCGATGACATTTGGTGAGCGTGACCCGATTGCAGAAGAACGTTATCGTACTCTTCGTATGGGTACGGAAGAAGAAAAAGAGCGTGCAAAAGCTATTAAGAGAACTGAGAAGTACCTTGTTAATGTGTACGTTATCGATGATCCGACGAATCCAGATAACAACGGTAAAGTCAAAATTCTTCGTTACGGTAAGCAATTGCATAAGATTATTATGGAAGCAATTGAAGGTGAGGATTCAGAAGAGTTCGGTCCACGTATCTTTGACTTGAGCACGAGCGGTGTTAGCTTTAAGATTAAGTGTGAAAATCAGGGTGAATATCCTACTTATGTATCTTCTCGATTTACATCGGCTGGTAAACTTAACTTGTCAGAAGATGAGCAGAAGAAGATCTATGATAGTGTGTTTGACTTGACTAAAGTCTTTCCTCTTAAGTCGGTAGATGAGTTGAAGCAGATGCTCGACGAGCATTACTTCTGCAAGACAGAATCCGCACATGAGGAAGTTCGTGTTGAACGTGCTGCTGTTCCTGCTCCGAAAGAGACTACAAGATCAGTAGAAGCAGTTACCACGGCGTTTGATGAGACAGATTCGTTCGACGATATCGATGACTTGCTTAAAGACCTATAATACTATATGACACCTGAAGAACAACAAGCACTCGTTCAGTTTTTCGGTACTGTACATGCACAAGCAAAACAGGCCGATCAAATGATCGTTCAATCTGCTAAAGACTTGAGACCAGTTAGTAGTGATATTCAAAATCAATTACAGCAGGCTTTAATCATGCAGCAGATTCAACAGGCGCATCAACATTCTCAGTATCAAGCAACTCCGGAGCAGGTATATCAAATGCCTGCCCCGGCAATACATGCTGTACCTGAACCAGCTCCTGTTCCGCAACAACCTGTAGAACAACAACTTGAGCTCTTTAGCCCTGCTGCTATGCAAGAGAATGTGCATGTAGAGAAAATTATTAAGAGGCTCAACGAGACATCGAGTTACCTTTACGAAATAAAAACTCAACTTAAGGTAATTACAGAGATTTTAGAGAAAAGTAGTATAAAATTTAGTGTAAATGACAAAGCAACAAATAAGAATAAAATCAAAGAATGAATTTCTAAAGTTCTTAGACAGTATTTCTATCATTAATGAAGC